GGCCCGGGGGACATTCAGTTGAAGGTTGGGGTGCAAAGTTTGGTATAATGAAGACCGAGATTGGTGACGACCAATGGGCTGAGTTCAGTCCTATCATGGTCGAGCGGTGTGCAAGGGATGTTGAGATACAAGAAAAAATCTACAAAGAACTCCGAGAAAAAGAACTCCGGGGTTTTTCTCTTTTGTCAGTAGACATTGAGCATCGCGCCCAAATCATTATCTCCCAGCAACGTCGGGATGGTGTGTATATCCACCCCCAAAAGTTGCATGAACTGTTTGTAGAAACCCAGCGTTACTACAAGCATCTTGAACGGGAAATTACTAAGAGTTTTGTACCTAAACCTAAACTACTGCGCGAATATACACCAAGGAGAACTAAAAATGGAGAATGGGCGGCGAGGTCTTTTGGATCGGAGTTGGACGCAAGGGACATTGGCGGTCCTTTTTGCGCTATTTATTATGAGCCTTTTAACCTCAATTCCGCTCCACAGCGCGTAGAGAGGCTTCTTGAGCTTGGCTGGACTCCGACTGAACTTACTCCTAAGGGCTCCCCTAAAATCACCGAAGATTCCTTCAAGAACCTTCCGGAAGGGGCTCCAAAGGAAGTTAGGCTATTGGGTGACTACCTTATGGCCTATTCTCGCAACGGGTTGTGTAAGCAATTACTTGAACTCGTTGACGGGAAGAACTACGTACACGGGTATGTGAACACTATGGGGGCTGCGACTCATCGCATGTCCTCCAATAGTCCTAACCTACAAAACATCCCGCGAGCAACCTCTGAACGAGGTTTAAAAGGAATGTGGGGCTATGAAGCAAGAGAACTTTTTTGTGTTGAAGACCCTCGGCGTTTTTGCTTTGTTGATTGCGACGCCAGTGGTATTCAGTTGCGTGGTCTGGCTCATTATGGCGACGACAACGAATACATTGCTCTTGTTTCTGACCCTAACGTTGACATTCATAATGTTCATGCTAGCGTACTCGATTGCTCTCGTTCTGTTGCTAAAACTTTTATTTACGCATTCTTGATGGGTGGGGGTGCCAAGAAACTTGCTTGGGTTCTTGGCGGTTCCGATATTGAGAAGGGTAAAGAGCTACTTGAACGCTTTTATGGCAGATTTCCCTTTCTTCGTGCCTTTAAAAAGAGACTTGACCAAGAGGTTGAGAGAGGGTATCATATTGCCCTTGATGGTCGCTTGATCCGTCTTGACCCAGAGAAACCCCACAAGGCTATGGCCGTTGCGCTACAGTCTTTTGAGGCCATTGTGATGAAGTGCTCCTCCGATATTTACCAAACCCAGCTCCGTAACTCCAATATCTGGTTCAAGCAACGGCTAATGGTACACGATGAATTTCTTATTGAAACGCCTATTGACTTAGGTGAAGTAGTAGGTCAAACTGTTGCCTCCAGTATCACTGAGGCTGGTTTCAAACTTAAATCCAAGTGTCCCCTTGCAGGGGCTTACAAAGTAGGTTCTGATTGGGCACAGATTCACTAAAGGAAAAACTTAACATGACAAGCGTTCTTCAGTTGCCGCAGGGTATGGCGACACAGACTCTCGTTAGCTTTAATTCAGCAGCTATCGAAAATGGATTTATTTTCACAAAGACTTATATTGTGCAGGAGAGTGGAAGACCTCCTATGCAAGTACAGCGTAGTACTTACTTCCCGACGCTCAAGGAAGTCGTTAAAGACCTTGAAACTGATGTATCGTAATTTTTGTGTTTATGAATAAGGAATGAAAAACAAAATGGCTACTAACTCAACCGCCGCTAAAAAGTCCGCTCCCGCTGGTAAGACGCCCGTCAAGTCTGAAATCCTTGAAGGTCTGGCTATGTACGCCTTCCTGCACAGCCCTGACAAGGGTAACGCAGCCCGTCGTATTCCGCCCGCCTACAAGGTGGACCTCATGCTGGATACCAAGGAAGCTCAGGCTAAGGCTAAGGAACTTGGACTCAATATCAAGCGTCCGACTGAGAAGCACAAGCACCCGTTTGTGACAATCAAGTCGAAGGTCACTGAAGGCCGCACTGGTCCGACTGTTGTTGACTCCAAGAACAACGTCGTGCCGAATACGGTCCTTGTTGGTAATGACTCGCGTATCCGCGTTCGCTTTATCCCCTTTACTTACGGTGAGGGCGAAGTGACGGCAGTGCTTCAGGCGGTTCAGGTGCTTAACTTGGTGCCGTATGAACGTAAAGCGATCTTCGATGAAGTCGACTCTGGCTACACCCTCAGCGGTGCTGCTACCAGCGACGACGCGAACTCGGAGATTTAATATCAAACGATGGCACAATTTCAGGATTTGATTAAAGACATCAACAACTTTCTAGAGAATCCTGAGAGCGAAATCTCGGAAGATGGTCTCCATGAATTCATGACTAACATGGAGGCCACCATCCGGGACGCCTTTAGTGGGAAACGAAGAAACCGTCAAAAAGAAGAAAAAAAGCTCGTAGCATCTAACATCGGGCTTCCCCGAAGGCGCTTGTGGTACGCCATGCGCACTCCAGCAGAAGAGCGACCACAGCTAACTGCCCAGACCCGTATGACCTTTCTGTACGGTTCTATTGTTGAGAATTTGGTGTTGTTCTTGGCAAAAGAAACTGGGCATGATGTAACTGAAGAACAGAAGCGGATTGTAGTCAATGGCGTGTCTGGCAAAAAAGACTGTCGTATTGACGGCCTCGTCACTGATGTAAAATCCGCTTCTTCTTTTTCCTACAAGAAGTTTGCTAACGGTGACTTTTTGATGAATAAAGACGACCAAGCAGACCCCTTTGGGTATAAGTATCAGCTTGGTTTGTACATGGAAGATGCAAACGACCAAGAAGGTGCTTTCCTTGTCATCAACAAAGAGAATGGTGACATGACTGCTGTGATGTTGGACAGGGGATTTGATATCCCGGATGTCAACCATAAGATTGAGCAAGCTCGAATTGATATCGAAAAAGACACGCCTCCCCCTGAAAAGTGCTACCCTGAAATTCCACGCGGTAAAAGTGGTAATCACGTCCTTCATCGACTGTGTACGTTTTGTGAATTCAAGCATAAATGCTGGGAAGACGCAAACGACGGCAAGGGTTTGATTGAACATCAGTACTCCGATGGAAAAGCTTATTTCACACGTCTTGTAAAAGAACCTCAACAAGGGAAGAAAAGTGAACAACAACCAACTGATGGCGCAGTTTCAGAAGAACCTTCTGGGAATAGCTGAAGAACTGGATCAGATTAGACTTACTTCGCCTAAAGATATTCATCTGCTTTCTACTAATATTGGACGTATCCAAGGTATGGCTAATGGGCTTGATTGGTATTTGGCACACGTAGGTGCCGCCAGCAAAGAGCTAAAGCCTGCCATGGGGTTTAATATTGTTGGGACAATGTCCCCCGAAGAGGAAGAACTACCCCTTGAAGAAGAAGATTCGAAAGCTCAAAAAAATACGCTTTAGAAGCGGGGCCGAGGAAAAATTTGCTTCGTATCTTCGTGACAAGAAAGTGTTCTTCTACTACGAACCCAAGAAGTTTAGCTATGACATCGTAGAGGTCAGGACGTACACCCCTGATTTCTACATACCTGAGAAAGACATCTTTTTTGAAGTCAAAGGGTTCTTTTCCCCTGCAGATCGAAAGAAGATGCTATTAGTAAAAAAGTCTAACCCCGATCTTGACGTGCGAATGATTTTCATGTCTAATAATAGGATCAACAAAACTAGTAAGACTAGATATTCCGATTGGTGTGAGAAGCATGGCATTAAATTTCACTGTGGTTTGAACCTTCCCAAAGAGTGGATGGACGAGATTTCTACTTGAGTAATAAAGAGCAAAAGGCACTAGTTCGACGTAAATCTACAAAGCTTCGCAAGATTTTGCACAGTGGCTACTTCGTCAACCTGCCTGTTGTCTTTGCCAATACTCAAGTAGAGGGTCAAGTAAGACTGTGGCGTGGAGTGCTTGACCAGCACCTAAAAGACCTTATCACCCATCACTTGATTGAAAAGAACTTTAACAACTACTACGACGCTATTCGATTCTTTCACGAACAAGAGTCGGAAAAAGGACAAGAATTTGCTTTAGCTTGCATTCCAAGTGAAAAGGTAACGCAAGTGTTCAATGGAATTGAAAATGTTTGTAGGCAATTGCGAGAAAAAGGCGTAAAACTGTAACACCATGACCGATTATCTTGGAGATATTAAGAATGCCCATGCCTTGATCGAACGTATCAAGGACTACTACCGTTCACAACGTATTCCGCTTAATGGCGTTAAATTTGTGGTTGAGAAAGAAATGGACCAGTGGGGTACTCGCATCTACTCTATTCGGTCAAATCTGGTCCACGACGTAAAGGCTGGCGTCCTCCGAGTCAAATAACTCGGCGTGTTATACTGATCTTTCCTACTAAAAACACCCTTTGCACACATAACGGAGTAACGCCCGAATGACCTCTTTTGGCCCAAAACTTAAGATTGCCCAGCAGCTTCACAGCGAAAAGTACAGGCTCCCCAATGAAACCTTTGAAGATTCAATGCTCCGAGTTGCTTCCGCCCTTAGCGACTCCAGCCAACATGAAACCTCACTTCGTGACATACTCCTTAACCAGCGATTCCTACCTGCAGGCCGTATCCAGACAGGCGCAGGAAGCGGTCGAGAAGTCACCCTCTACAACTGCTTTGTCAGCGGTACCATCCACGACAATTTCACAGGAACCGACGGCATCATGCAGCGAGCTACCGAAGCAGCCGAGACCATGCGACGAGGCGGTGGTGTGGGCTATAATTTTGGCTCCATTCGTCCTTCTGGCGACCGTATCACTACCCTTGGTAGTATTGCCAGTGGTCCTATTAGCTTCATGCATATCTTTGATTCGGTATGCAAGACAGTAAGCTCTGCGGGGCACCGTAGGGGTGCACAGATGGGTATTCTTCCTGTGGACCACCCTGACATCTTTGACTTCGTGCGTGCCAAGCAGAATACCCATGCCCTTACAGCTTTCAACATTTCGGTAGGTATTACCGATGAGTTCATGAATGCGCTGGTCAACAAGCAGCCGTTTGATCTTAAGTTCAAGGGTAAGAAGTACTCCTCGGTAGACCCCAATGACCTTTGGGACGAAATCATGATGAGCACTTGGGACTACGCAGAACCGGGTGTGATCTTCCTTGACCGTATTAACGAATACAACAACCTGTGGTATTGCGAGCACATTGACGCTACCAATCCTTGCAGCGAGCAGCCTTTGCCGCCCAATGGGGCTTGTTTGCTTGGTTCGTTCAATCTGGTTAAGTACATCAAGTACGACCGGGAGACTTTCCAGCAGTTCTTTGACTACGCCCTGTTCATCAGGGACATCCGTGAGGTCGTCAGGGGCATGGACAACGTCGTAGACATCTCCCTGTACCCACTGGAGGCCCAGAAGGAAGAGGCCCTCAGCAAGCGTCGTATGGGCCTTGGCGTGACGGGATTTGCCAATGCCAGTGAAATCCTTGGGTACCCCTATGGAACCAAGGCCTCCAAGGACTTCCTTGACGCTGTCCTGCGTACCTTAAGGGATATGTCCTATCACACGTCCGTCCTGCTGGCTAAGGAAAAGGGTGCTTTCCCCTTGTTTGACAAGGAAAAGTACATGATGGGTAAGTACATCAAGACCCTGCCCCTTGACATTCAGGCAGACATCCATAAGTATGGGATCAGGAATTCCCACCTGATTTCAATTGCACCAACTGGGACTATCTCCATTTGTGCAGATAATGTGTCCAGTGGTATTGAACCCGTGTTTTCTTATGGCTACGACCGTAAGATCCGTACAGCCAAAGGAGAGATTACAGAGTATTTCTCCGACTACGCAGTCAGAGAATATGGAGTAAAGGGCCGTACTGCCGACCAGTTGAGCGCTAAAGAGCACCTTAGCGTTCTTTTGAAGACACAGGAGTTTGTGGACAGTGCAGTCAGTAAGACGTGTAATGTGTCGCCCGACATGCCTTGGAATGACTTCAAGGACTTGTATCTTGAAGCTTGGAAAGGTGGCGCTAAAGGACTTAGTACGTTTAACGTAGGCGGAAAGCGAATGGGTATCCTTACAGCCAAGGAAGAAAAAAAGGATGACGAGGAACCAATCGCTTGTTATGTGAACCCCGAAACAGGGGAGAGGAGTTGTGGTTGAAGACTGCTACACAGTGGAATAACTTCATTACTAACTCGTGGGTCAAGGATGCTCGTCGTTTGACCCACGAGCTAGCTTCAATTACCAGACTATTTCAAAATAAACCTTTACTTACAGAAGCACAGCTAGTAGAATGTTCCATTCAATTGGAAACCCTCCGGGAACAATTGCATACAATCGAAGAAAACCTGAATATCATCCAGACCCGGGAGTATTAAACCCCTTACATGTCCAATAAGAAAAGTTCAATGAAGGTCCAGATCGGTGGCACCCACTACTCGGAATTTGCCATCCAGCCAACTGATTACATTGTCAAAAACAAACTGGATTGGTACGAAGCCAACATGGTCAAGTACACGTCCAGACACAAGCTCAAGGGAGGCGCAATCGACGTTAAGAAAGTTATTCATTACGCCCAGATGCTTCTTGAGGAAACTTACGGTATTGTATCTACCGTCAAGTACTCAGACGAAGGTGAAACTCCTAGCGTACTGAAAAAGAAACGTCGCAAGCGTAAGGCGACTGTTACCCCGCTGGGTACGACTACTGAGGAACCCACTGATGCACAGACCAATTAACGTATTTATTGGCTACGATGAACGTCAGGATTTGGCCTATCGTGTCTGTAAGCTTTCACTAGAGCGAGCAGCACACCCTGAAGACAAGTTGCGTATCATGCCCCTTGGACACAGGGTATTGCGCGAGGTTGGTCTGTTTAATCGTCAGTGGCGCACTATTGGTGACGGTACTCGCATTGATGACCTTGACCAGCGTCCATTCAGTACCGATTTTGCCTTTACTCGCTTTTTAACACCCCACTACGCACGCTTCCTTGGTCTCAACGCCAGCGAACCTTGCGTTTTTGTTGACTCTGATTTTGTCTTTAATCGGGCTATTCATGAAATCCTTGATGAGGTAGACCTGAATAAACCTGTCAGTGTTGTTAAGCACAATTACAATCCAGCTAACATTGTCAAGATGGACAACCAAGTGCAGATGACCTACAATAAAAAGCTGTGGTCTTCCTTTATGGTGTTTAACCCAAGCTTGTCTAATTGTGCACCTTCGGTGGAAGACGTTAATACTAAAGACGGCTCATTCCTTCATCAGTTTAAGTGGCTTGCCAACGACGGTCTGATTGGCAGTCTGTATGAAGGCTGGAACTTTATTCCAGATCATTCAGAACCTCGTGTACCATTCCATGAACTTCGCGCTATTCATTACACAGAAGGTGTCCCTCTGGTAAAGCCACGGTGTAAGTACAGCGCTATGTTTACCCACATTCTTAGTGACTTCCTTCGGGAAGCCGCACGCAACCCAGAGGAAGAGCTTTCTAATGCGCGTTAAATTTGTTACGTCCTTGAACGAAGAACTGTGGAATAAGTACGCCAAAACAACCGTAGACTCATGGGTTGATTTCATCAAGGCCGATGAGGGTAGTATTATTGAATGTTGGATTCTGGGGGCTTTCCCCCGGAACCTTCCCACCCACACAAAGAGTGGTATTCCTTTTGTCTACAAGATGATTGAGACGCAGTCCTCTGCTTGGGCTAACTTCTTTATGCAGTACAAGGAGCACCCTAAGCCTCGTACAGAGCCTCACAACGCCTACAAGTTTAACTTTGTACCGTTTTCAATCAAGGTATTTGCTCTTGCCGAGGCCTCTTTTAGTATTAAGGAAGGCGGAGAAAAGTTTGACTACGTGTGCTGGCTTGATGCTGACGTAAAACTTACCAACTACGTCAACACAAGCTTCCTTAAGGAACTTATTGGTAACAAGAGTCTTGCTTGGCTTGATCGTGGACCACCTTGGGGTCACGGAGAAACAGGGTTTATTCTTTGTACTACTTCCGGAGATGCCCTTGACATTTTTCTTCAACAGGCTAATCTATATGGGGCTGGTCAGCTTTTTTACTTTGCTGAATGGCACGATGCCTTTATCTTTACGTCACTTATCCGTCTGAAGACCTTTATGGAGTTTCCTGATTTCCAAGTCCAGAACCTTAATTTGGATATGGGTTCAAAACATAAAGACGGACTGTACCCTTTTGAAACCAGCCCGCTGAACAGTCACATGATTCACTACAAGGGTAATACTAAAGAAAAAGTATGAAGACCATTATGGTATCTGGTGGATTTGACCCCATTCACATGGGTCACGTCAACCTGTTTAGGAACGCAAGTAAACATGGAAAACTCATTGTTGCACTCAATTCAGATGATTGGCTCATCCGTAAGAAAGGCTTTTGCTTTCAGTCTTGGGAGGAGCGAAAAGGGATTATCGAAGCTCTTAAATTCGTTGAGCGTGTGGTCCCCGTTGACGACACAGACGGAACTGTCTGTACTGCCCTTCGAGACCTTAAGCCTGACTTCTTCGGAAATGGTGGAGATAGAAAATCAGACAATACACCTGAAGTCGGCTTGTGTAACGAGTTGGGCATCGGGAACATTTGGAATCTTGGGGAGCCCAGTACAGACCTACTACACTCGTCACACATCTTACGCCAGCGTCGTGTCAGACGTGACTGGGGCACCTACGAAGTAATTGCTTCGGGGCCTTGGTACCAAGTAAAGCGGCTTGTTGTAGACCCCGGTGGCAAGACTTCTATTCAGTACCACAAGCTACGTGATGAGTACATCTTTGGTGACAATATGAAGGCTTGGATCAAGCCAAATCAAATTCACCAGATTGCAAATGAACATCCTACCGAACCCCTAGAATTAATTGAAATTCAGTTGGGTGATGTACGAGAAGATGATATTGTACGCCTCAGTAACGAACATCGTCCACTTCTAAAGCATCGTATTAGGAACTCTGTGAAGTGACTACATTAATCTCTGACAATATGAAATATTTGAATGAAGAGCTGCACACACGTATGCAAAAGTACGGAACATCAGCTTATAAAAATCTGGATAAAATTATTCCCCCTTTTATTCAGAAGTACAGTATCAAGGAGATACTTGACTACGGTTGTGGAAAGGGTACTCTACGGGCTGCTCTTGTGCAGATGCGAGCACCTATTAAGGTTGTCAACTATGACCCTTGTATGCCTGAGTTTAGTGTACGGCCAGAGGGTACTTTTCAAAGCGTCCTTTGCAATGATGTTTTGGAACATGTAGAGCCAGAGTTTCTAGACAATGTCCTTCAAGATATTCTTAACTACGGTAAAGACTATTATTACCTGAGCATTGGGCTTACTGAAAGCAAAAAGAAGTTGGCAAACGGACAGCAAAACCATCTGATTGTAGAAAACTCTGAATGGTGGAAAATGCGGCTTGTCAATAACGGCTTTAGAATTCTCGAAACTTTGGAAGACGAAAGTAATCCAAGTCATCCTGAACAAAGACTTTACATTGTAATTTGCAAGAAAGAAGAAGATACAAATTATGGCAATTAAGTTGACTATGCAGTCTAATATGAACAGCGGGGAAACCGCTGAACGAATTCTTGACAACGAAATTGATTGGGATTTTGCAGGTAAGTTCAATCCCGGTCTTGTCAAGCAGGCGCAGAATCTCTGGGAGTTTGACCAGTGGATTTCTTGGATCAAGGCAAACTGGGATTTTCCAATGAATCGACCGTTCAACTACCTTGAAATTGGATCTTACGCAGGAGAATCTTTGTACTACCTGAGTCAAGTGTTTCCGAGGGGTTCCGTCATCACGCTGGTTGACCTTGGTGACAATGAAGTTGCACGAGGTATCCTCAAGCGCGTCATTCCTCACATTGAAGAAAAGTATGGTCACAAGATCAATCTGCTTAGTGGTTTTTCGGACGACAAGCAGATCATTCATCAGGCCAAAGCTTACCCACAGGGCCAGAAAAAGTACGACATGTTGTTCATTGATGCCAATCATGATTTCAAGTGGGCATACAAGGACTTTATCAACTATCGTGACCTTGCAAATGTGATTGCCTTTCACGACATCAGTGATTTCAATATCATCAAGACGGTAATCAAGTACAAGTACGAGATTGCCAATGCAGCACACTTGTGGAAGTCAATTACTTCTGTGCTCCCTGCGTATTGCTGGACACAGTTTGTAGATCAGAATATGGACCTAAAGCCGCGTGGTATCGGAGTTGTTCAACTGCCATGATTAATATCTGCACCTTCTTTTGGGATGATCCGAATGCAAAGCACACCAACAACTACGCCTTTACCTCTAAACACGTTAACCGACTCGGTCGTGCCCTACGAGAAAATCTTACGATCCCTTATGAATACACAGTTATTACTGAGGATCCCGGCGGCATTGACGTTGGCCTCGCCCGTGTGGTTCCTCTTTGGAACGAGTTCAGGGATCTTGGTAGGTGTTTTGTTCGTTTGCCTTTTTATTCTGAGTCTGTGCGGTCTGTTCTTGGTGACCGTATTGCAAACATTGACCTCGATGTTGCTATTATTGGAAACGTCGATCACATCTTTGGAAGAAAAGAGCCTTTTGTAGGGTATAAGGATACCAAGAACCCCCGTTGCTACTCAGGTGCCTTCTACATGATGGATACAGGAGCCAAGGCTCAGGTGTACAACTCGTTCAAGCGCATGTATCACATGATCCCTAGCGACGTACGTCAGCAGGTCTTTAAAACTGAATACAACAAGCTTAGTCCTTTTGTTGGCTCCGATCAGTCGTGGCAGACAGAAGTCCTTGGTGTAGGTCTTCCAAAGATTACTCAGGAAGATGGTGTTTGGGACTACTGGTCAATTGAACATCTACCAGAGCCTCCAGCTAACGCTAGGATCGTCTTTGTCAATGGAATGACCCGGGACGTTAGTATGCCTTCGTTCCATGCCAAGCATCCTTGGATGGATAAGTATTGGAATAGTTGATATGAGACAGCCAAGCGGACTAGTTAAGAATGCTTCAGACGGTATGGGTATCAAGGTAACTCCTAGGGACTCAGTGCCGACTGAAGAAATCGTCAAGAACGCCGTAGAGAATATGGACTTGATGCCCAAGGACTGCTTTGTAACCAAGTCAAAGATCAATGACGACACAGCTTGGATTGCCAGTGCAGGACCTTCCCTTGAACGTAATTTGCGTCTTGGCTATTTGAAGCCGGAGTGGTTTGCCGATGGACAACCTAATAGACTCTTCACAGTTAAACATGCTCTACCAACGTTGGCTAAGTACGGGCTGCGACCACACTTTTGCGTTGTGTTGGACCCTCGACCCATCCAAGGGGTTAGTACTCACGGACATATCCGAGAAACTCTTTACTCCAAAGCCCCTAAGTCCACCAAGTTCCTTGTAGCGTCCATGACGCATCCAAGCGTCACCAAGTGGCTCATTCGTAACGGCTACGAGGTGTTTGGGTGGCACAGTGCAGCCAACGGTCTGGTTCCTACCAAAGACAAGCCAAGCCCACTAAAGGACGTAAATGCCTTTGTACAGGGCGGTACGTGCAGTGCTACGCGTACTATTTCTCTTTCTCACTTTCTTGGCTTTCGCAAGGCCAATCTTATTGGATTTGACTCTTCACTTGCAGGTGATCCGATCAATCCAAATGAGACAGACACAATTGATGGCGCACCCGTCAAAAAGTACTGGAAGACTGCTGTAGGCGGTTCACGAGAGTTTTGGACTACGGGTGAGCTTATTGCCCAGCTTCAGGACTTGGAGATGTTCTTCACTGATCCAATTGCCGATGTGGAACTCAGCATGATTGGTACCGATAAAGATGACTCTCTTGCTGGAGCATTGATGGAGACAATCCCAAACAAGACCAAGTTGAACTCTTACAAGAGTATTTTTGGACCGTGGAAAGCATGAAGACTCATCTCGTTATTGGAGATGCCCACTCAAATCCTAAGGTAGACAACCGAAGGTTTGATTGGCTTGGTAATTTTATTGAGGACAAACGTCCTGACGTAATCATTGACATAGGAGATTGGGGTGACTTCGATTCCATCGGAAAATACAATAAAGGTACTGGAGACGCGTGGAACTCAACATATAAAGATGATCTTGAGTGCTACCATGATGCATCGCGACGCGCTTTTGGACGAATTGCCCGCATTAGAGGATATAAACCACGTATCATCCGCATTGGTGGAAATCATGAAGAGGGACGAATTGATTCTTTTGTTAAACAGAATCCTGAGTTCAAGGGCACAATATCAGTTCACGACTTACGAGTTTCGGATTTCGGAGGGAAATATACAGCATTTCGTGATGTCGCCGTCGTGGATGGGATTGCCTACAGCCACTACTTCTACGACAAGGACTCCAGATACTCCATAAGCACTGCTCGTGCTGTCCTTAACAAGAAGCATATGTCCTGTACTTGGGGTCATTCCCACATCAGAGATATGGCTGAAAGCGTCAGTGCAGACAAGCGTAGAGTTATTTCACTTAATGTGGGATGCTACCTTGACCCAGACCAGCAGATGGGTTACGCTGGTCCCCAAGGTAACGCTAGATGGTGGTCTGGTCTGGTACTGAAGCAAAACGTAAACAAGGGATCTTACGATCCTCAATTTTTTGGCATTGATTACATAAAGAGGCACTATGCTTAACATCGCTATGTTCACTAAGGCTGTCCTGATTGTTATTGTCTTTCACACTAACGGAGAGACGGGTACGATGATGCGGCAGTTTGACACTATTGAAGAGTGCAGGGGTGCTGCTGACGAAGCCATGAAGGCTATGGCAACTATTGACGAGATTAAAGATGGTGTCGCTCTATGTACTACTCGCGTCAAGCTTTTGACAGACGACAACGGTAGGGAGCTTGGAATTGAAGCGTCACTTCACCGTTAAACTGGATCTGGACTATTACGACGATCCAGAGGCAGACAAGGAGCGAGAGCGGGCTATCCGTACAAACTCTTTACCTGTGCCTGTAGGAGGCTTCTGGAGGTACTCTATATCTGAGATTAAACACGGGGAGGACAACAAAGACTTGGCCCTCCACAGCGTACTTCAAATCGAAGATAAAACCCTTAAAGGTCTACTGAAAGACTTGTTTAACAGACTGCCTAGGTACCTTGAAGAACAAGGTTTGCGAAAGGATTAATACGCTAAAATGAACGAACTTCCTAAGTTTCCCGCTACTCGTGAAGATGCTTCTTTTAACTGGAAAAGTTGGTTTGAAGAAACCCGTAAGCGTCTGGTGGAAGGACCTAAACCGTATGTCCCAACGCCTGTCGCTCCTTCCCTTGGTGATAAGAATGTAAGTCTCTTTTACGGGACTTTTGAAGACGACGAAGACATTGAGGAAATCAGCCTCAAGCATGAAGAATATCGGACGTACATGTATGGAAATGGTGTAGAATTGACCATCCACGAGCCCACTTGGCTCATTATTGACAAGACAGATGCCACTAAGCATATTGTCGAAAACGCCACCTCGGTGTACGAGATTACTCCGGGTTGGATTGCAATCAAAAAGGGATACTAAGCACTACAATGGCCGCAAAGCGTAAAAGAGACTATGCCAAGGAGTACCGGGACTACCACGCCAAGCCTGAGCAGATTAAGCGCAGGGCTGGACGTAACAAGGCCCGTGACATCATGGAAGATAAGGGTCTTGTTCACGAAGGTGACGGTAAGGATGTAGATCACAAGAACCGTAACACCCTTGATAACGATGAGGAAAACTTGCGTGTACAGTCACGACGACGAAACAGAGCAAGAAACTCTCACCGCAAAGGAAGTTAGGGAACTTTATGGGGCTCACCCTTTTGTCCTTCTGGTACTGAAGGGTGGGCCTAAACATAAAAACAAACGACTTCGAAAGCGGTATGAGCTTACCGTTATTCAAAAGCCTCCAAAGAAACCTCAAAAGAAAAAAGTCTCGCACGCACAAAAACTAGTGCAAAAAAGACGTAAGCAAAAGCTAGAGAACTACAAGAAAGTCTCCTATTTGCTGAAGAAGAAAAAAGAAAGCAAGAAAAGTGAGTAATACCTACTTTAAGTCAGTTTGCTCTGAAGGTTTCCTCATCCTGTACGGGGATATGAAGAAGCCTACAAAGGCCTACGTCATTGGTGTCGTGTATGATGCTAGTGACGCTGATGTCTTTGTAAAGGCTCTTATTACAACGGGCAAGACCATTGAAGAGCCAAGTGAAGAGGAGTTGCTTCGTGAAGAACCTGTTGAAGATCTTGTTGACGAACTTGAACGCGGTCTTTCGTTCAATAATGCCATCGGAGAAAGCTATGACTCAAGTGAATGGGCCCGATAAGCCCCCTTACGCCTATCTTTGTGATACTTCAAAAGAATTTGTAGAAGCCATCAAGCGGGTAGAGAACAACCTTAGTTCTGCCAAGAAGCGGGGCGAATACAAGCAGGTTAACGGCAACGGGGAGTGGAGGTGGTTCCCCGGTGCTTCCCCCGAAGGTGGGCTTCCTACGCTTGCGTGGGGTCACAAACTGACCTCAAAGGAATGGGCTGACAAGAAGATCTGGTTTACCGAACCTACGTTGGGCACCAAGGTGTTTAAGGACTTCCGTTACGGACTAACTGACGCACAGGTCGAAGCTGTGCTTAAGGATGACCTGAAAGAAGCTGAAGACCTTGCCATGTCTGATTGGAACAAGTATCTTGGTTGGGAACAGAAAAAGCCCTTTGAAACCCTTCCAGACAAGTACAAGGGTGTCCTTATCAACCTTGTCTTTAACGCAGGTAGCCTTGCCAAGAAAGGTAAGTTTATCTGGACTACAGTGGCTCGCGGCATCCTTCAGGGTGACGATACGGTGGTCACAAAGGGTATGGTGACCTCTTACAAGCGCCCTGATGGCAGGCGTGTGCAGTTGACCACACGAGCTATTGAGATTGCCAAAGGGCTTGGGTTGCCTTGGCAGGTGCTTAAGTAATCAGTGAGGACGGCCCCCATACGCTTTCGTGTGTATGGTCTCCGCCGTGACATCTCAAGACCTAGGGGCCGCTCGTGGACTGATACACGCCTTAGGCCACCGGAGTTGATCGCCCGGTGCATTTCTTTTGTTATTGGGTAAAGTGGATCACACCATTCCACCCAATAATATCCCCGGCAAAGTTACGGGCAGGTGTGGCAATAGCGTGGACTTTAACTGGCTGATTGGTTGTCAAGTTGTGCAATCGGTAGTGCAAGTTAAAGTCCCGCTCTTGGTCTATTGCACGTTCCCACTCTCTAGTAACAATATCCCGGTCTTCTGGGTAGATAACATTCTCCCAATTGTTACCCACAAAGTCTGCCATAGAGCCTCCTACAGCCTTACGAAGGGCGTCATTGACCCAAGAATAGTTACCCTTCCTGTCGCAAGCCCAAACCCCTTGGTTGATTGTATCCAGCAGCAAAAGACGTTCAGCTTGACTGATACTGACAGCAGTCTCCAACCTGTTCAACTGGTCCTTGATTGAAGAACCCCCATTGGGTTTCAGTTCCTTGATAATCTCGTCAAGCTTACCCCCAAGTGTTGACTCCAAAGCGTTCAATCTTGTTGGGGACTTATAGATACTTGCAACAAGATCTATAACTGGCTTAACGGTACTGTTATACATAGGAACTGCCACCTGATTGTAGAATGCAAATAGTATGGTTAAAAACGTAAGAATCGAACCCACAAAGACAATGTCAAAGTGTTCTTTTAAGTAGTTGAAGTAGTCCATTGGATCAGTTACTCTTTGTCCCGTGTCAAGATATTCTGGTAACGACGTTCTTGTTGTGTAGGCTTTTTGATCTTTCCCGGATTCTTTTTCTGCCACAGACGTTCCTGAACGCTTGAGCGGAAACCTCTCCAGAAGTTAGAATCAAGTCTGATGCCGTTAGCTTTAGCGTATTCACGCAAATCTTTGGTGACATCCGCCCGCATCTCTCGACCCTCTTGGTATTTTTCATTGTCATCTTGAGTTGACCCCAAATACATAAGGTACTCAGCCGTTGCTACGCGCTCGGCCAAACGGGACTTCCACCCAGTAAACTCTTGGTTGGCGCGCTGCTGCATGTACAGACGTTCACGTTCTTGTGTCTTCTCAAGGGGCGTAAAGCCCGTAAGCTGACCAAGTACGTCAAACGGCCTAGTTCCATCCTCATTAGTATCTTTGAGTATTTTACCAGACTTGGTTTTCCAGTAATTTTCAGGCTCAGTAACCATTTGAGCCGTCTTAGCCACGTCCTTGCCAACCGAAGGCATAAAGGGCTGGATCTTCTCCAAAGCTGACTTGCTTGACGATCCACTGAGTACGTCAGCCGCACCGTTCATCATTTCTACAAGGGTACGTCCGGGAACACCCGTAATCTCACCAATCTTGATTTCATCCTTCAGAAGGCCCATAAGAAGGTTTTGCCCAATAATGTCCTGTGAAAGACGAGAACTCATGTCCAAGCCAAAGGTTGTGGACAGAGCACCCCTGCGCAAGAACTCAGGCATACCAGCGGCTTCAAGCTGCATGTTCAGGTCTACCATACGCCCATTAACCTTTTCCTCGTATTCTTCGTACAAGGTCTTCCAAAGGTCGTAGGCAGGAATACCGTTAAGCCCTGAGAAGGCCACGTAGGCACCCATTGTATATAGGCCTGCTAGGACACCCGCTGCTCCCTTTTTGGCCGTCATTTGCTCAAATAGAAGCTCTAGCATCTGCTGTGGGTAGGTCATGAAGGGGAATGCCAACGTACCGAACAGACCACGCTGCATGGGGCCACGCCCCGTCTTGCCAAACTCAGCGTGAACAAGACGCATGTGGTAAAGAGCCATTGCGTCTTCAACGTCCATTTTGGTTTTGTTGGTGTCCCAGAAATATTGCCAATCGTAGTCCGTAGCAAGGTCTTTAATGGCCTTACGGGTAATCTCAGGGGAGTCTTTAAACATATCCCTGAAGGCAATAAATGTCGACTTACGAGTAAAGTTTTCAGTGTTGCTAACAAAGAAGCCCGCGTTGTTCTTGATGAAGTTAAAGCCCTTTTCAGCCTGTTTAGCACCGGGACCAAGGTGGCTGATATAGTCAGTGTTGATTTCCTTGGCAATAGCGTCTTCAGTCATGGACTGCCGGAAGTAGCCCGGATGAGCGTTAAAGAACTCACTGTTCTTGTCCCCCGGCTGCATCTTTACCAACTTACTGATACCCTTGCTAAGGTAGGACATGGCACTCAAAGGATTGCCTGTGTAACCTACAAGCACACCTGCGGCTTGTGTGGGTAGGGTTGCAATCTGCAACATAGCAGTAGATAGACGGTATCCCATGGTCCAGAAGAAGTTAAAGTTGCGCAAAGCTCCGTAGTCAGTGCTTGGGTTAAGCATGTAATCTACATAGTTGTTAGCGTACTTTTTCAGTTCAGGAGCAACCTTGTCACTTAAGACAATGTCTTTTTGAGCCGCAGCAAGTTCCATCGCTGTGGCTTTACGAGCAATAGAGTTCTTAAAGGTGTTCTTGTACGCATCCATGACGTGATCCCAATCACGAGAGTATCCTGAAATAACAGGTTCGTCTTGAGCACGCATAAGGTATTTGCCTTTACCCTGTGCAAGGACATACCGCATGATGTGGTTCTTGGTTGAACCTGCATCTTCGGACCAAGCTTTCATAAAGCTTTGCGGATCTTTAACCCCAGTGGCAAGCATGTGTGCCAATTCAATGTTACGCTCAAGTCCCGTAGCGTTAAGGCTCTGGATAAGCTCCATCGACAGCATACCCTTTTGGATAAGCTTGGCGGCAGAGTTGTAGGTCAACTGACCGTGAGTAAGTTCAAAGTCCTTTGGGTCGTACTTCTTGCGAAGCCCAAGCTTGTCAATCTTTTGGTCAGCGTGCTTCTTTGACGGAAGCGCACTGGTCTTAAGTCCAAGAAGATTGTCAGTGTTGTCAAGAACTTCCATGTGGACAAGATTCCCTGTCTTTCGATCCTTGACCCAAACAACGTAGTCACCGAACCGCATGTGTGGAATGTAGGCTACATCTCTGGCAAGCAAAGCTTCACTGTGCTTTAGCTGATCGTGGAATTCCTGCAGCATGTCACGGTCCCTGACGTACTTGTTACGGAACTCAGGCAGCGGGTTGTTCTTGATAAGCTTTTCAATGTTGTCAATTGTATCCTGCAAATGAAGCAACGAAGAGTCCTTACCTACGTTGTACTCCTTGCGGAAGTGCTCTAAAAGCTCGCGAGTAACAGACATGTCTTCGCGAATACCGACCTTAAAGAAGTCAGACACACCCTTGACAATGTCAGAGTCTACCTTTGAAAGAACTACGTCGGCATCATTCTCATCCTTGAACACAATACGCCCTTGAGTATCTTCCTTGATACCTTGCTTGGTGTTTCGAAGATGGTCAATAATATCGCCTGCTCGAATAATTTTATCCATGTCCTTGTTTGCAAGATCCTTGTAGACGTAGTCAAACTGCTTTGTGAACGCAAGGTCGATGTTTGCGGCAACGTCCTTTTGCTTAACAAAAATGTTATGGACACGCCCGATGATAGGATGCTTGCGGGCCATCTTGGCTACGGAGAACAGGAAAGACATAGCCCCACCAGCGGTACCAATGTTGTTGGCTTCACTACGCAAGAATGGATCGTTGGAATCTCGTCCAGATCTTGTCTGAGGGTCTTTGAAGTTAGGCGGAGGTGAGCTTGCACCAGCTTCAGTAGCAGCTTCCTTAATCTCCTCAACCTTTACTTCAGCCTGTTCCTGCTTAGGTCTGTTGACCTCATCAAGGACACGATCTGCAAATACGTTGGGGCGGCGAGCCTCTGGCGGAACTTCCCTTGAGTTCTGTTCAAAGACCTCAGGACTGTCGTTGTACTCAAGAATGTCATCAAGTTTTTTGTAGCCAATGTCAGCAAACTCTTTATTCAATTGCTTGAAAGACTTTTCAAAAGCACTGAAAATCTTCTTCTGTTTGATGTCCTTGAAGTCCTTGATGTTGACGTTTAAATCGCCCTTAAGGTACTTGGCAAAGGCCATAGCCTCCAAGTCCTCTGTACGGAAAGTACCAAGGTCTTTGGGGTTTACACCTTCCTGTGCACCATACCATTCACTGAAGAATTGCCTATTCTTGTTCAAAGCATCAATGGTCTTATCCGGAAGGAACTGCCGCATGTTCTTGTACCAAGTTGCCAACGCCTCTTCGTTAAGGTTCTTTGGTTTGTTGATGTTGAAGGCTGTGTGCAGCGAGGTCAACATGGCGTTAAACGTAGCCTTGTCCATCTCCTTACCCGAAAGCATCTTGTCAAAGCTTTGGCGGAATAGCTTGGACAAGCTAGGATGAACCTTGTTAAATGCGTTCTCAATTGTGTTGAGGAGCTTCACGCGGTTCATTACCTGCTCAGAGAACTTCTTGGTAGCCCTCATGATACGCGGCTTTTCACTGACCTTGACGTTGGCAGACATCTCAGCAAACTTCTTGAACATTTCATTCAAGGCTGGCCCAAGGTCTGGATTACGCTTAAGGAAGTCTGCGTTACGTTCCATGGCAAGTTTGTCAACTTCGTCGTGAAGCTGGTTTAGAATCTGTTCAGACACGTCACTAAGTTTAGCTCTTTGTGGTGCTCTAGGCGTGCCTTTAAATGCCTTGGGGTCGTACCTAAATTCACCGGGCTTGGGTGAAGTATCAATAGTGTCAGCAAGCGTATCAGAGATAATAGGCTTGTTACGCTCTTTCCAGTAGCGATTGGCAATTCGACGCAGTTCATCCGTTGTCGTGTGCTTGTCTTCCAACATTCGCTTAAACAACGGAGACCTAAGAAGAGCTTCAATAACCTGACTCTTCTTCAACTTTGGTGTAGCATTAGGTCCCGGCATGGTTGCAGCCTTGGCAAGAGCCTCTGCTGTCTGTGCGGGTTTGTATTCAAGCAAACCACGAATAGCCATAGGATCACTTCGCATACCCGCGTAAGGACCAAAAGCTTCACCGTCAACAGGAGGTTCTTCAATAAACTTCCCACCGCGCGAAGTTACCTTATCAGGAGCCTTGGGGTAAATATCTTTAACACCAGTACTCTCGTTACGGCGCTGGATACGTACGTTTTCTTCTTGAACCTCTTTAAGCTTCTGTTTGTACTCCTTCAAAGCCTTGCGGTAGTCTCGCATGTCGGCTTCGTACTTTTTTGTAGCTTCTTTTGCACCAGCCCATTTCATTTCAGTAGAGGTAGGTGCGATAGGTTTAACAGGCTCTACTGGAAGGTCTAAGAGTTTTTGCTTAGGCACAGGCCCAGTTCTAAATACCTCAGATGGCTTTGCTTCGCTTTTAAAGTACTTACCCTTTTCAGGGATAAGAAGCCCATCAATCAATCCTGAGTTATTGAGTTCACTGCCCCATTTTTGCCCCACAGAAATACGAACTGGTGCGTGCGTGTACCCAAGCTCTTTAAGCGCCTGAAGCCTGTGATTACCTTCTCCAAGCTTGGCAGTACGAGAATCTGCACCCACGTTAACGATAAGAGGATTGTTTAGACCATTCTCCTGAATGTCCTTTTTTAACGCCTCCATTTCCTCGCGTGTCATCCGAAGTTTGTTCCCTTTGATTTTCTCAAGAAACTCAATAGGCACGTCTTCAATATATCGCGCGTAATTGTCCATGTCACTACGCTTACGTGTATTACCATCAAGGTCCTTCCAATAAGAACTTCTTTTTGGAGAACGAGGAACTCTATCCTCTCCGTAGAACGGTTGATTAATCGGAGGATTGCCGGGGCGCTTACGAATAAGTCCGTACTTGCTGGGTTTGATTACATCGTGATTAAATACAATAAATTGATCGCTTGTAGGTAGATCACTGAAAGGCATACGACCTTCCACATGTTCTTCGTATGAAGCAAAACCCTCTCTAATATCCAAAGCGTCGATATTGAGTTTTTGTAGCTTTGCCTTCATTTCGGCCATGCGCGCTCTTTGATCTGCAGCAGTGACCTTAGTACCTGCTTCATCTACACTGTCAAAATCAACAGCAAAATCTCTCATCATCTGATCTACGGCATCTTGTTTACGTGGCTTTGTTGTAGGGAATACCTGATGATCCATAGCAGTGCCATCAGGATGTACCCAAAAATCAGGATTACCTTTTTCACCACCAAAACGCGTATCGTCAAACTTGCGCATTGGTTCAGACATTCGATCTGTATAGCCGAGCATTTTAGCCAAACGCTGGGCATCTTCAAAAGTTTTAATTGTGAAGATACGCGCTGAAGGTTTAAGAAATGCCTTAATCTTTTCGGGATACGCTACGGCACGACGTGCTTCTGCATCTTGATCAAACCAGAATGAATTAGGATTCTTTGAGAAATACGAAGAAAAATCACCAAATTCACTATAGTAATAAGCGCGTTTACCTGTCTGCGGATTAAATTCACCTGACTCATCAATAGCCTTGGCAGAATCAGGCATAGTACCGTGGTAAAGAATAATGGGTGCTCCATCATCAAAATGCGAAATAACATCCTCAGGACGTGCACCTTTTGAAGCGGCATATTGTTTCTTTTCAGCTTCACTGCGACGTTTGTTCATCAACGTCTCTGCCAGCTTCTTACGGGGATTCTCACTAAGCATCTGGTTGGCAGCTTTGATGTTCTTGTTGATGCGCTCTTGGGCATCTGGACGCTTGTAGATTGAGCCGTACTGCTGTACGTCTTCCATCACTTTCTTGTCTACAAAGTTTTCAAAGTCTTCCATCACTTTCTTGCGAATCTCGTCAGGATACTTAGCACCTGCCTTATCAAGATCGCGCTGGACGTTAATACGATATAGCTTGTTGATCATATCGTCGGAGAAGTTACGGACAACTGTATCCTGATAACCAAACTGGTCAGTCAAAGCTGCCGCCTTGGTCAAGATCTTTTCGTCGTTGGAGTGTACCTGCGGCTGGTCGTCAATGTCTTTGTACATCACGCCATTAGGTGTACGCTTAAGGAAAGACTCACGCGAACGAACAAAGCTAGCCTTACGGGCTGCTTCAATAAGATCCCTGTCGCTTGGGGGTCTATTTAGATTTGTTTCAAAGTGGTTATAAAGATCACTGAGACCGTCGCGCTCCTCACCCTTCTTATCCTTGTACTTGATATTGCGAAGGTACTCAGCAGCCTGTACACGATCCGTAATACCGTAGTCGGCGTTAGGATCACGAATGATACCGCTTACCGGAGGAGGAAGAGCCGCCTGAGGTGTAGTCTGGTCGTACCCATAAATGATGTCTTCCTTCATGGTAGACGCAGCTTCGCTTACGGGACGCTCTGGACGAGGGTCTCCAAGGAAAGACGAATCAATAGGCTGGACAGGTGTCTTGGGTTTTGGCTGGTAACGATAGCCTTTGTAAAGACCAAAAGGCACACCTACAAGAGTACCCATGACCCCGGCATTGAAGTACTCGGCCTTGGCTTCGTCATCCAAAAGAGGCATATCGGCGTTCATGCGGGACAGGGCAGAAGTACCCATACCTACAAAAGCATTAGTACCTGCCACGTCAGCCATATTGCCGAGGAGGCGTGTACTCATCTTGGACCCAAGGTCTACACCCCACTTTTCAAGGGTGTTAAGGACGGGTCCAGCAAAAATAATGGAGTCCACAGGAATGGCCTGCAGTCCCGCTGCTACGGTCCCTAGGGTAGCTGCCTTGGTCCAATCAATGTGATCCTTGGGGTTCTCTACCCCCTGCTCTTTAAGGGCCTGAACCTGCCTGTCAGCGAACTGGGCGATGGTTACGGGCGCAGTGACACCTGCAGCCCCAAAGAACGACCCTAGACGGGCAGCAGCGGTACCAGCCTTCATACCCGCTGATCCTGCCGCAAGGTAACCACCAGCACCACCACCAGCCAACGCTAGGCCCATGTAGGGCGCTCCTGCACCTATGGTCTGAAGGGCAAAGTCGTACAGCTTACCTTGGTCCCAAGCTGACTGAACGTCAGGGACAGTAAACTGACCGTAATTCTTTTGATAATCATTCTTAAGTTGGTCGGCGTATTCGTGCCATTCCTTGCCAAGGTTCTCCATACCCACTCCCTCAAGACTATAGGCTAGGGCACTGGAAAGCTCACTGGGCATACTGTAAAGGGTGGCACCTTTGGCTGCACCCCAAATACCGGGAGAGTTGTGGTCCCAGATGGCCTCCAGAACCTCCTCAGGCGTCTTGTCAGCGGGGGCATTGTACCGCTTACCGTCACCCGCAAACTCATAGATAATCGTGTTAGGGTCCTTGCTAGAAGGTCCTACGGGCTTAAGAATCTGGTCAGGGGAATCTACTCCAAAGAACTGCTTGGAGAAAGCTTGGGGTTCACCCGAAGAGGAACTACCTACTGCTGGCTCTTTACTTCTCTCGTTGAGTACCCCAAGGATTGATTCGTTAAAAGGGTCTGGATTCTGCCTCTGCGGGAACGTAGCCTGCATGGCATTATCGACAACCCCTTGTGCAAAGGGACTCAACGGATCTGTAGCCATAGTAAGTAGTTAACCTCCTTATCGGTTAGTTAAAAAGACTTGTCCCTTCTTCTTCAGGGTTTTTCAAGCCGTAACCTGCATTATTGACAATATCCAACCATTCCTGCGGAACAGGCTCACCTACACGGTCAGTCTGCCAACGCATAATAGCCTTTAGAATCTCATTCACACGAGTTTCCTTAGCGGTCAACCCTGCCTTCTGGCGTTCAAAGTCAAGCTGCATTTCCTTTTCTTGGAGTTTAGCAGCCTGCGCCTGACGGGCCAATTCAGCCTTGACGTTTGGATCAAGCGAGTCAACCATCGCATTAGTATACCGCATCTTGACGATTTCCTGCAGCTTCTCCGAGGCTTCTTGGCCCTTCTTAAGCTGTTCCTTATCGCGATCAGCCAACGAAGCCAAACCAGCTTCACCCAGCGCATTACCAAAGCTGCCCTTGGAGGCCAGAATGGAAAGACCAAGCTTCAGGAGGGGTTCATTGACGTTGTCAAACATACCAAAGACTGCCTGCTTCTTTGGCTTCGTCTGGGCGTCCATGTACTCCCGAAGGCGATCTTTGTACAACTGACGCAGCATCGCGGCCTCAGGATCGTCGTCAACGACATCTCCACCGGGAGCACCGGGACCACCGCCCGTACCACCTGTCGGATCAGCTTGCGCTCCCGCAGGAATCTCAGGTGCACCACCCTGTGGCGTACCAATCATGTCAGACATCTCGTTGTAGAAGTTATCCACCGGGTCACCAGAATTACCCCACTCACCAAGAGCGTCCATATAAAGATTGGGGTTTGGCTTGTAATCCCAGCCTTTTTCGTCTATTGGAAGGACAATCTTCTGGTCAGTAGGCACCCTGCCACTAGTCGAAGGAGTAATTCCAAGTCCCGGAATCTGAGACAAGAAATCATCCCAACGCCCAATGCCATTAGGATCTTTGGCGCGCTCCCGTGCTTTTTCAAATACACCGGGCTCCCGCGTCTTCCAATCAGCAGGGTTTTCAGGCATACGCAGGACGTTAGGTTCACGCGGCTGCTTCTTTGGGGTCGTTACCGTAGGCGACCCGATGACGTTGACCTTGTTAGAAGTCAAATCAGCCTTGTTACCCTTCGGGATGGACCGATAAAGGTCAATCTCGTCAGCAGTTACGTCAGGCGGAGGCGGCATTACGCTATCCCAGCTCTCAAGAGGAAGGACAAGACTGTCGTCACCATACTGACGCCTAAAGACTTCATCCCAATCTTCAAGAGGGAAGATCTGACTGTCTGATGAGTAAGCACCACCACCCTTTGAGAACTTCTTGATTAGACCGCCACCAGCAAAGCCCATACCACCTTTGGTGAAAGAGTCGCCAATGATGTCTATAGGATTGAATGTAGTCGTCCCACCACTAATGGTTTCACCTCCTCTAGAGGGATCATTCTGAGGAACAGCCCCACGCTCTGCAAGCATCTCGTCAATTGTCTTACCTGAATACTTTTCTCGAAGATTGTTGTAAGCTTTTTCCTTGTCTGCTCGGTAGTCATTAAAAGTGTACCCAGCTTTCTTTGTCCAAGGATTGCCTTTTGACTTAGCTGCACTCTTTAAACCAACTTCAACTAGAATATCTTTCATAGGCTTATCAGCCTTATCGTAAAGAGTCGGAATAGCTTTTACTGCACCGTCAGGACCAAGATGGTGTGCAAGGTACAAGTTCATTTCTGTAATAGGCAAACCTGCCTTCTTCAACGTATTGTATGAAGTTGGTAGATAGAAATTCTTGTACACGTAAGCAGCAGCTTCAGCGCTTGGAAGATACTTTGCAAGTTCAGGATCACCGCTTTTGTACTTGTAAATATCCTGCTTGTTAACAGGACGAATATTTAGTTGTTCTCTGACAGCTTTAGGTACTTTCTTTACATAACCATTCCAAGTATCTGCTGTGTACTGGAACGGAGTAAAAGCATGAGTACCCGCAAGAGTCATATCGGCGTCGTTCTTTGACAAGTCTTTGTTTTTAATAGAATTGTCCTGTTCGTTCATCTTGGTACCTTCAACAAAAAGGTCCTCGTTGACGTTATCCCACATCTTGGAGTTAGAATAACGCTTTACTTCCACGTCCCTAGGCACGCGTGAAGGATCTGCGTTGGGGTCCATAGGCAGGGAATCAATGATGTCTTGTGGAGCACGAGAGGTCTGATTACGGGCCTGTGCTTTGGTAATTGTACCTTCACCTACAGAGTCAACTTTACCAAGAACGTCGTCACGACCTAGGTTTTGGAAGTCCGGTTGAAACTTTCCAGCACTCGAATCCATTCCATGATAAAGCGCAGCAAGAGGATCTACCATCTCGGCAGGGACGCGAGCTTGGTTCTTTTCAAAGCTTTTTCCACCTTGAACAAAACCACCTTCCTGATAAGCGCGAGTATCCTTGTTATCGTACTTGCTTGCTCTTCCGGGACCAGTCAAACGACGCTTAGTCAGTTCTTCCAACGGTGTACCCGGAAGGTACTCGTACTCTTTACGCAGACGCTTGGCATCAATCAATTCCTGAGGGAATGCACGACCTGAATCATTAAGATATCGCAAAGCATCTTCTTTACGCACGTCTGCTTCGTCAAACGGCAAAGGCTCGCCCATCTGCATGGAAAGCTCATTCATAGCCTTAGCTTTTGCTACATCTTTGGCAAGCGTAGTAATCATGGCATCAAGAGGATTGTTACTCTTAGGTGCTGCACCAACCTTCTTCAAACGCTCTTCCGTGGCGTCGTTGTTCTTCAAAAGAGGTTTGCGCTTGACGTAATCTTCCTGCTTCTGAATGTTCTTGATAAGCTTCATATCTTCGTTAAGATACGAAAGATCACCTAGTTCGTCACCGTAGCGTGGGTAATCGTTACGAATAACGTCTTGAAAGCCCCGCTGGGGAAGAGTACGTTTATCCAACCCAAGCATACGCAAGATGTCGTAATGGCCTTTGTCATCCTCTGGAACGTTCAATTCCCAACCGTCGCCGGGACCAACCTTACCACCGCCTGCGTAACCTGACTGCTTACCGTCAATAACGTCTTGAAACGAATCAAACTGGGGAACACTTGAATTCCTCAACGGGGGTTGTCCAAATGTCTCCTGCATCATGCGGATCATTTCAGGATCTTTCATCCAATCTGGCATTGGTGGGTTTGGATTCATATGCTGTTCGTATTGACGACGAATTGCATCTTGATTGCCTAACTCCGGAGGTGACTGCTGCTCAAGCAATTTACCAAGAATATCCAAAGTCTTTGGATCAAGCATAGGAACAGACTTTGAAGAATCTTTGCGCTGGGGCGATACAAAACCACCTTTAGCGTACACGCTCAACGGCTGATTAACCGGACCCTGTACCTCTGGACGCTGGAGCGTATTGCCCTGAAGCCCCATGGGGCCACCGGGACCGGGGATACCCGGCGCAAGCGGAACACGCTGCTGGCTCATCGGAGTGTACGTCTGGTTGAACTGCGGCATGGAGCTAGGTGCTCCGTAGCTGGGGTTCACCGTGTTCTGAGAAGGACGCGTGAACGAATTAAAGTTCATATTCTGAAGGAACGTATCCCAGTCAAAAGCCTGACGTGGCTGCACAGCAGGAAGAACCTGCGGCTGCTTTGTAAGACCTTTGGAATCTCGGTAGCCCTGAATAAACTTGGAACCTTTAGAGCCAAAACGCTGCAAACGCTCGCCCTCGTCCATTTCATCAAAATCAGCCATGCGGTTCATTCTGGAAGAAGTCATAAGACCTCCAAGACCATGAGTCTGACCGTCTTCTTTAGCCTGATCCAAGTACTCCATAGTGGCTTCTAAGGGGTCCATGCCAGCCATCATACCAAGTCCAGCTTTGACCATACCACCATTAGCGTAACCTTTGATTAGACCACCTGTCGCAATCTTATTTACAGGTGCACCCGGTCTGTCTGTTGTTTGCTGCCCTAGCGCACTTGCCCCTGCGCCAAGTCCTGCTAGCGCAGCCGGATTACCACTCATGATGCCCGCTGCTGCAAGCCCAATACCCGCAAGGGTCTTGATCGGAGAGTCACTCTGGGTCGTTTCAGTCGTATTTGTCTTTGTAAAGAGATCGCGTGGATACTGTGCAGCAATAGTACTAAGGAACGAAGCTTTGTTTAGATCGTCCTGATCTTCGCGCATGAACTCCGAATAACCAAAGTCAAGACCAGCCTGATTACGGGTTCGTTCAGTTAATCCCGTACTCATAAGACGCTGAATATCACCTGTATTGTAATTCTGGGCACCTTGAACATTCTGAATAGCACCACTAATATTGGCGCGTTGGTTATCCTGCGCCCTAAACCAAGTGTTCATGCCTTTGTCGTAAGCATCTGCGTAAGTAGAACCCGAAAGATCACGGGCGCTCTTCAGAAGCTCTCCAAGGTTAGCCCCTTCAAGGACACCGTGACGAAGACCGCCAAAAGCCCCCGACATACCTGCCGTGGAGCCAATCTTGGTCATGTTGATGTCTGACTGCTCCTGCAGACGATCAAGAGAGTTACCAAGGACGTAGTTTACGTAAGGATTAATAAACTGAGTAGCGTCAGGTGTTGCATTGTTCATCAAATCCTGACTAGACTGCATAGCCATGTTGACGACAGGCTGATACATACCTGCCTGTGAGCCCGCTGCGCCAATACCTGCTTGTTCGTTAGCACTTAGTTCAGCAATACGTGGTGCTGTATACTGATTAAAGCCCTGCGTTCCTGCAGCCTCCGCACGTCCCAGAGCCATGTTGATAAAGTTCTGGTAGTTCTGAGGAACCTTAGTACTCGACGTACTGGTGGATTTGGTTTTAGATTCAAAAAGACTACCCAAGGTTTAAGTAACTCCCTCCGGAATATACAGGGTTTTGAAGCCTATATTCTTGAACCCCTTAAAGCCCAAATACCGTGACATTCGGTTCTGGTCGTTAGTCGAGTCCATATTGAAAATGTCAAGCAGCAACGGTGCACCTACACCATTAGCAAAGTCTTTTGTGATGTCCAGAAGGCGCTCTTGGATACGGTATCCTTTGCGGTATTCCGGGGTTACAAAAAAGACAAGATTTGTAAAAAAGCTTTGATTGCTCCACCAAAGTGTGGTAGACCCAAGCACAATTGTTCCCACAATTATATCATCTTCGTTAAGAGCCAAAAGGGCAACCCCCCGATTATCAACGATGATTTCCTTAATAACTTGGGCAGTAAGGGGGATATCCTGAGGAGCCAGCTTTTCTAGATGGTTCTCTTTCTCAACGCGATTCAAGAAAAGCGAAAGACCTACTACGTCATCCGGCGTAGCATTTCGGTAGGTAATACCTTTGTAGGTGTACATTTGCTTAGAAAACTCCCTCTTGTTCAAATTTGTTGCTTTTTGTTCTGTTCTCTATGAACGTGAGTATTTGTAAATTCCACGGAACGTGCAGTCCGCTAACTATTTTACCCCGTAAAGGTACAATATGATCTACATGATGTTGAACCCCCGTTATTTCTGTTAACCTTTGAGCCTCGGTGTAAAAGCCTGTAATCTCCATAAGTTGTTCAGGTGTCAGCCAATTAGGGGTTCGTCTAGTTTTACGTTCTTTGTAGTTCCTTTTCCAAGCCCGGTCTTTATCCCTATTTTCCTCTCTATACCTTTTCTGGTACTCAAGGACTTTCTCTTTATTGCTTTGATAATACTCTCGTTTGTAAGCCAAATCCGCCTCAAGTCGTCGCTGGCGATTCATCTCATTTTTAATGAGTATTTTACCCTTATTTTTTACGTACTGTATGGGGTACCGCTCTCGCGCTTTTAATTTGCGACAAGCAGTGCAAGTACCTGTTGCAGTTACTCTTTTTTCAAAATGCCCTAGCTTACAAGGTTTTTCCGAGTAATAGAATTTTTCATTTGCAATTTGAGCGAGGTATCTATTACTTCGAGCGACCATCTTTTATAAGGGTATCCAAAGGTGCAGGTTGCTGTGTCTTGCCCATTTTTATACGCCTAATCTCTTTCACTAGAGAATCTAAGATTTTGGCCCCTGCGTCAGTATTACCATCTCCGAGCAAAGATACTGTTTGCGCGTCAATAACATACTCACCTTCAGACAGGGCTGCTGGCTGGTTTCCGTTAATACTTGCAGGAACGTCATCCTTCATCCCCGTAGCAGGGGTATTCTTGTGGATGTTCTTGATAAGCTTCATAATGGCGGATTTGTTCATTTTTTAGGGCAACTTTCCTGATTCTTGCAATTGCACCAACAAGGTGCCTAGTACCTTTCGGGTTTCGTCCAAAGTAGCTGTAGTTGGGTCCAAAGCGTAGGTAGGGGTATTGTTTGTGACAACAATACGCTCCTTGGCAAAAGGCTGCTCTGGCATACGTTCAAGCACACCTTCAATGGCCCTGACCAATTGAATAAGATAATCGTAGACCTCGTCGTTCTTCTTTTCAAACTTCTTGTTGGGCTGGGGTAGTCTGACTCTCATTTTCTTAACGCTCTCCGTCGGGCATTATACCTGCCCGCCACTTACCCATTCGGAAGTTACTTAGGGCACTGGAAACCTCTACACGGAGCGCCATTTGGCGTCCTTTGCCCCGAAGGGAGATTTTCTTGGTATCTGGACCAATAGTGTAGGGACCTTTGATGACCGGGCTCTCGCTTGGGTGCTTTTTGATCTTGATATACGCGCGCATGTACGCACCCTCAAGTTCACTGACATCGGGGATTATGCGGTCAATAAAGGTCATTGGTTGACCATCTTCAATGTCAAAGTAGCCTGACTCAATAAAGGCACCCAATTCCTGACCGTTGGCATCGTGACCAAACTCATGACTGTAGGCAGCTTCACTAGTAGCCGTGGCAATAGGGTAGTCAAATAAATTGGAGTCAACCCAAGTAGTGCGGTCAAGAGCACCGTAATTCCACGTACCTTCCATGTAATTATAGGTAATATAGCGGTTATTTTCAGTAGAGCCAAAGGTAGGGTAAAACCACCAAATTTCGTTAAATTCCGAGTTTACGCCGACGTAGATCTTTTCCTTTTGATCGTAGTTAATAGCGTATTCAGAATCCGGTTCAAAGATGCTTTTGTGGAGCGAGCAGGGCAAATTCTGGACCGTACCGTCGTACTTAAAAAATGACCGTTTACCCATCCAATAGACGGTTCCATTTACGTCAATGGCAGCATTTGGGCCAATAAGACCACAAGCAATGCCAACTCGATCTTGAGTGAAGTAAAATGGTGCACCCCGGTATGTTACTGCGTGAGCCCCTTCATCGGTAAAGGCGACGATTTCCTTTTTTGATTTTACGGCCCCGACAACGTAAGATCCTGAGTTGAATCGGAAGCCCCCAGCCGCGTTAGTAACTGCCGGGGACCAAATAGCGTAGTTTTCTTGTTGAGACCAACGACCTACAAGAGGGTCAAAATCGCCATTAAACGCACTGGTTCCAAACAACATCATGTGACGCGCTTCTTCACTAATCAACATAACATTGCTTCGGGTAGGGATATCTACGTGGGCAATAGAAGCTCTTGTAGCCAAACCATCTGATTTATCCCAACGATAAACCGCACCACCGCGAAGAAGCGCAAGTAAATCTTCACCCCAAGTGTCAAAGGTCCACAGCCGCATGTTTGTAATCAATGACCCAGTTGTACCTGTTCCGTAGACACCACTTCCATACGTACCGGAACCGTACCCCGTTGTCGGCTCGTTGTTCTGTTTACCTGTCTGCAACAAATAGGTAATTGTCGCAGGGCCACCTATTTTTGTCTTTGCAGTTGTATTTGCAATAGAGCAATTACCGTTAATTGAAACAACAAAGTTATTGGTGTTAGCAGAGACAACTTCAAGAACACCGTAGATATCAAAACCAGCGTCACTGACTGACGTGAATGCTACGTAGTCACCTGCTACTGCTTGGTGCCCTGCGTCAGATACTTTGACTAGCGTAGTGTTTGATGCATAAGTACTAAATGCAGAAGTTTCACTTACTACTGCTCGCGCGGGAGTAACGTCACTCCAAGCACCTGCGTTGTAGATAAACAAACCTTTGTGTGTGCCAAGAGCGTAAAACTTGTCACCGTCAAGAGCAGCCCAAGTAAGAGCCTCTCTTGCAACACCACGATAATTACCCGTTGCAACAAGTGGAGTCCAGCCTCCAAGCTTCTCTACGTTACCTTTGTGAAATCGAATTTTATCACCATCAACCCACTGCCCCGTAGCTTGGTACGAAGTGATGTCGGTGTTGATACCGTTCTGAATTTCTATGGGTTTAAGTTTGGTATCTCCGGGCATTTAAGTAGCGTTCACCCGATCCACCCAACCATTACATAGAATAGAAGCGCTGGCACCGCTAGCATTATTGCCGCTAATATAATAAATTGAAGTACTTTCAAGAACTATTTCACAAGAATACAACACTGGTGCTGTACCGCTTCCAGTTGAACCTGCAAAACCCGAACTAAACGTTGCCGTATATCCTACATCGTTATTGGGGAATACCCAAGTAGAAGAGTTTGTAGCGCCCGAATTTCCTACGCTAAGTAAAATAGAACGGGCTGTACTTGGTACTTTTTGAGCACCGCCTGCACCTGTAGTGCCTGCTGCAGTCAACGCAGTTTTACTTGCATTTGTTGACACAGAAAAACTAATTGGAGCAGTAACCGTCGTACCCGCACCCACAACGTATTGTGCACGATTACCGATTTGACGAATACGTAGAAAAGTTGCTGCACCTCCGGTCATAAAACAACCAATGCGGTATTTAAATCCTCCGCTATACCCAGTAGGCAATGTGGGTGATGTTGCTGAAAGAGACATCAAAGAACCTGCACCAGTGCCGTCAGATTTAGCAATCAACCAAATATGGTATTCAGTATTATTTGCCAAAGAGCCTGTATCTAAACGATTAATTGCCGCATTAGTAGAGCAATCACAAGTGTAATTGCCTGACACAACAGAAAGCCCCTGCCCCGCAGCATTAACAAGAACAGCTTGATCAAAAGTTATTGTTACGTTTGTTGTTGCGCCACCATTCACAATTAATAGATTTGAAACACCGGGAAGCGCAGGACCTATAGCATAACCTGGAACTTTTTTTGGTGCTGCCGCTGAGGCGTCATATGAAAGAAAAAAGTCTGCCCCGTGGTCTGGGGAAGAGTCAGCAGTAAGAACGTTCAAACCCTTCATTGCATTATTAAATGTAGTTGTTCTAGCTGTTGATGTCGATTGATCAAAAATAACAAAACCGTCCGAGACAGCAACAGAAGGTTCGTCAGGAAAATCTGAAACAGCATTTTTAAAGAAAGTAGACACTGGTACTTTATTCAATGCACCATTTTCACTTGCATCAATAAAAGGTAAAAAATCAGCACCTGCACCACCAGTAGCGTCAGTAGCTACGTTAGAGACGGCTGCAATAACTGCTGACGTAAATGCATTGAACGCACCAATGGACACCGTACGAAGTACTTCACGCACATTTGTACCGTCAGAAACCACAAGGCCTTGCTCTAGTCCCGAACCACTGCCAGAAAAATCCACACCAACCGTACCACCTGTGTTTTTCAATGTGACTTTATTAGCACCCGTCATCTTGTTACGGATAAGGTAAAAGCTCTGGACAGCAGGGGCAAAAAGACTTACGTTGGACGTAGGTGCACCCGTAAGGACAATCTGGGACCTGCGTCCCTGATCGGTAGCACCATTTTGAGTACTCAGTACAGAATCGCCTGCTGTCGTCATTGCAACGCAAACAAGACCAAAGCACTCGTCAATCATGTCAATCGTATTGGTATTCAGATACCCGCCCCACGTATTGGAGTTTTCTCCGGGGTTCTGTTTTTCAAGACGCTTGCGTGTGGTAAATGAACTGGTCATAGACTATTACTCCGGTTGGATATTTGCATTCAGGGTATTCTGGTTACCCTGTGTGTTGGCTGGCTCCAAACCACTGTCCCTGCGCTCGCGACGAGCTTCATTAACAACGTCACGCAAGCAAGTCTGGTAGTTGGTTTCCAAAATGTTAACTTGGTTGTAATTCTTGGCAAACTTGGCTTGTTCAATCAAGGTTGCATAATACAGCATATCCCCAAAGGTTGAGGTAAAGACATTGACACTTACAGCCTCACTAAGGGGCGTAGGCCTGCCCGCGTAAGACAGCTTGAAATTCCCAGCATTAGAGCACGTAGGCGCAATTATGAACTCCGTGGCACTGTAATCTGCGTAGTATTTTGGGCACCCCACTGAAGCAGCCCCGTAAGGCCAGTAGTCCTCGCAAAAAGAGTCTGTGGACTTAAATAGTGTCTGAAGCTTGCCGTCGGGCTTGACATACCTCAAATTGAACCCAAAACGGTAGCCAGAGGGTTTGTTAATAATAAACCCTCCTGCCGCACACGACACGTTAGTGTTCACACGCAGGTGCGTGGAATCTAGCTCGCGGGTAAGTCTCTGTTCCGCCAGATCCACAGCAATGGGGATGTAGGCGGTAAATTCTGTACCGTCATCTTCAAAGTACTGACGTACTGCGGAAACGAGGGTAGAATAGCTTGTAATTGGATTTGTCATGACTCTATTTTATCCTATTTTTTAAAATAGCCAGTAGAACCTAATTTCACCACCAGCACCTCTTCCGCCTCCAAAAGGAAGACCAAATTCAACACTGCCTCCACTTCCTCCTGCGCCGGGAAGGTCTCCTACAATTCCAGTTTGAGTAGTAGGGAGTGCGCCTCCTGCACCATATAAAGGACTATCTCCTCCAGCACCCCCTGTTACTCCTGAAGCAGTACCTCCTGTATTTCCAGCAATACGTCCATTTTGAGCAGAACCAAGAGTTTCTTTACCTGAACCTGCTGCACCTCCTGTACCAGCGGCACCACCTGCACCCCCTGCACCTGTTGTAGCAACACCCCCTGACCCACCTGCCGCTGAAATAGTACCTGTTGTAATCCCGCCTAATGTCATACTAGTAATAGAAGCCGCAGTACCATTATTGCCATTTGCATTGGCTGCACCTGCAGCACCTCCATTACCTACAGAGAATGTAATAATTTTACCCCAGTCATCAGGACGTATTTCAAAAGATGCAATAGCTTGTGCCCCCGAACCACCACCGCCGCCGCCGTTTGTTGATCCGTTTGTTCCTGCACCACCTCCTCCATCACCTTGCGTAACAATAGTTACATAAATAGCTCCGTAAGGAACTGTTGTAGTGCCGGAAGTATCATAAACTTCAAAACGCGGCCCGCGTAGACTGCGCGGAATGTGACAGGGACTAGCCATTAAAGCCCTCAATTTGTACAGTAAAGATTTCACCACTAATTGGAGTGAACGCAATACGTGTTTCAAGAAGTCCTTGAATGGATACTTGTGTAGCACTAAGATTTACAAGCATTTCACCTGTACGTGCAGGTGCACCCCAATAAACCTGAGTAGATACTGCACCACTAGTACGAAGACCGGGTGCACAAGCAATAGCTACAAGATCAATATAACCCATCCAGTTACTTACAGGAGAAGCGTTTAGGAAGCCATTATCGCCATTAGCTACAGATACCCTGTTATTGGTGTTAAACAGATGAAGACGAATAGCGCCCGCAATGTTGTGTTGTCCTGTCGCTAGACCACCGCCTGTACGGAACATACGGGCACCACGGATATAAGCAATACCGCCGTTCTGTCCAGTAGAACGGGCCACACGGAATTTCAAAGGCTTAACAGCAGTATTAGTAGTGCTGTTGGCAATCAAGTCACCTGCGTTACCCGGCGCAGCCGTTGCACCAGCAGCGTAAGCAGTAGTGTCTGCAGGGCGTGTAAAGGTATCCTGCGACATAAACGTGCGAGTACTAATGAATACAGCACCAGAGACGTTTGTTTTAATTGTCCTTGCGTTGTTCTGAGTGTCACTGCCTGCAATCTGTACTGCTTGGTTGCTTACTGCACCACCAATAGAAGCAAGCACAGTACCGCCGCCACCTGCTCCGCCACCGGGGGCCGTATTGCTGACGTGAACAATAAGAGCACCCCCCGTAGTTGTTAACAGACCACGAGCATTCGTTCCATCGGTTCCCAGCATCGGGTAACCTTGGTTGGTAACAGCAGCACCTACGGTCTGAAGCATACTGGCACCTGCGGCAGGAAGTGCGTTACTGATATGCACAACAAGAGCGCCACCTGTAGTAGTCAGAAGCCCTCTTGCGTTAGTACCGTCGGTTCCCAGCATTGGGTAGCCTTGGTTGGTGACGGCTGCACCAACCGTCTGGGTCATTGTAGAGCCACCACCTCCAGCAAAAGTACCTTCAATAGATACCTTTACAATAGAGTTGATGGAAGAAATTGCTCCGATGTTCCAAGTGCCAGACTGCGTAACAGCGTGAGTAGCTACGTTTACGGTGTTAGCAATAGACACCGGAATGTTCAGTCCGTTTGGACTAATAGACACAGCGCCGATAAGATTAGTACCTGCGTTGAGTCCTACGTTCCAAGTACCGGACTGTGTAGCAGCCACAAGACCCGCTACGGAAACCTTGTCGCTAACTGAAACTGTCCAAGCGCCCGATTGTGTAACTGCGTGTGTTGCCACGTTGACTGTGTTGGCAATGGACACAGGGATATTTAGACCATTGGGGCTGATCGAAACATCGGCAATATTAGCAATACTAACAGAGCCAATGATTGTTCCTCTTACCGATACAGCACCAATAAGATTAGTACCTGCCGCAAGACCTACGTTAGGTGTGCCTGCAATGGACACAGGAACGTTGAATGTAGGAGGAGCAATACTGACAGGCCAATTGGCAGTTCCATCAGGAACAACTGAAACAATACCTGCAACAGATACCGCAGGCTGAAGGTTGCTTACGTGAACAACCATAGCTCCTGCAGCAGTAGTCAAAAGCCTACGCGCACTGGTGCCATCAGAACCCAACATTGGGTAGCCTTCAGTTGTGACCGCAGCACCTACGGTCTGAGTCATTGAACTACCAGCAGCACCACCGGGCGCAGAGTTAGACACATGAACAACCAGAGCGCCACCCGTAGTTGTCAATAAGCGCCTAGCGTTGGTTCCATCAGAGCCCAACATTGGGTAGCCTTCGGTCGTAACTGCAGCACCTACGGTCTGTAGCATTGAAATACCACTTGCTGCAGGCTGTGCGTTGGAGACGTGAACAACGAGAGCACCGCCCGTTGTAGTCAGCAGTCTACGGGCAAGAGAACCATCCGAACCCAACATAGGGTAGCCCTCGGTCGTAACTGCAGCACCTACAGTTTGAGTCATTGAGCCACCTGTAATAGTTCCAGCAATTTTTAGGCGACCGTTGGCGTCAAGCTGCAAAGGTGCCATTACTCCGCTGGCAAATGAGCCATTTCCTGTGGAGACTTCACCACCAACAGGCAAACCATGCGCGGGAAGTGCAGCCAAAAAATTAGCAGCAGGAGCAATTGTCACAATACCGTTTACAGAAACACGGCCTTGTGCAACACTTACACCAATATTAGCTGTGTTAGCTATTGATACTCCAATATTGCCAGTAACAGTTCCAATATTTACGGTAGGGGTTCCTGCGATAGACACTGGAACATTGAATGTCGGAGGAGCAATACTGACAGGCCAGTTGTTAACACCATCCGGCTGAACCGACACAATTTGTCGTACTGAAACAGCTCCAATAAGGTTAGTGCCTGCGTTTAGGCCAACGTTCCACGTACCCGATTGTGTAACAGGATGCACACTTACTGGCAAATTGTAGGCAGGCGGAGCAAGTGAAACAGGCACGTTAAATGTCGGCGGTGCAATAGATACCGGCCAGTTTGCTGTACCGTCAGGTTGCACTGAAACAATTTGTCGAACACTTACTGCACCAATAAGGTTGGTTCCCGCGTTCAATCCTACGTTCCAAGTTCCGGACTGCGTAACAGGATGTACTGAAACAGGCAAATTGTAAGCAGGCGGAGCCAATGAAACCGGAATGTTTAGACCATTTGGGCTAATAGAGACAGCACCAACAAGATTTGAGCCTGCGTTTAGTCCAACATTCCACGTTCCAGATTGCGTAACTGGATGGACACTTACAGGCAAGTTATACGCAGGCGGTGCCAATGAAACAGGGATATTTAGGCCGTTGGGGCTAATTGACACAGATCCAATAAGATTAGTACCTGCAGGCAAGCCATCTCGTTGGGCAACTACAAGAGCACCCATTCCTGACGCAACAGCCTGTCCACCAGACACTACTGTTGCAGTGTTATTCGCAGAGTCTGTTGGAATGCTTTGATTAAAGTGTACGCTTGTTGCGTCTTCAATTGTATGAAGAACCACATTAGCGTTAGTTGCGTCTTTAATCGTAATATTGTTTGACATGCGTTCCCTTTATGCTTATTAGATACCTTGAAAGATAACTACGTAATACTGCGAATTGGCAGGCGTATTAAACGCCAGATTACCTACACAAACCCCTGTTCCAACGCTTGGTGCTACACAAACACCTACGCCAATAGAAGGCCAAACAGTGCTTGAGTAGAATGTCGAAGCGTGACTAGGAAGTCCTAATTGATCTGCACTAATGACAACTCCTAGAAATAGCTCGGTGTCCGGACTCGGATGCCTCAAAGCAATCCTGTCTGGACGAGATAATTTAGGAGATATAAAGTTCAATTCATCTGAAACTAAATTACGCGCACCATCTGATTCTTTACGGTGCACGTAGTAGTTAGTCCCGGGCTCAAACATCATGTCTTTCTGACGATGCTTGAAACCTGTTCGTTCATCAATGGCTACGGCAAACCTAGGTCGTCTGGTGCCGCTTGCCTTGCCTTGTCGCTTTGTAATAATGGTCATTATGCAACTGATGCCCAAGCAGGAAGACCGAGTTTATCGGCACTTACAATAACACCTACGGACAAAGGAACATCAGGATAAGACCATTTCAAAGCAATACGATCTATTATATCCTCAGGATTAGGTGGAAAGTTCTGAGGATGGTTCACCAAAGAGTAGTTGCCATCTGTTTCACTTTTATGGACTAGGTAGTTAGTTCCCGGCTCAAAGATCAATTCACTATAAGGATATTTGAATCCAGAGCGATGACAAATACCAACGGCATATTTACCCTTGGCATAGTTACCCCCACCTTGTTTATCCAATGTCCTTACAAATTGAGTCTTGTATGCCATACACAGTTGTTACCTAATTGTTGGTCGTGCAAAGAAACTTGTGCGCTCACGGTCACCGTCAAAGGCTTCCTGTAGAGCTTCCTTATAGTCTATTTTGATTGCCTGTAGCCGTTCTGTAGAAACTCCTTTACGACCCTTACCAAGACGATAAGCAAGTCCTTCAATAACAGCCGGAACGTACCTATTCATCAGATCAAGGTCTTGCGCGCTACGTGTGACTGTATCGGGCTGGGTAATGCCAAAGTACACCAAACGACGTGGAGTGGCGTCATTAATGGGCCAAACTTTGATCTTTAACTGTTGAGCACTCACTTCAGTAGTAAAACTGGTAGGACGAGAGGACTTGTTCTTGTCATTGATCTGATGGAACTCAAGGAATGACATGCGCGCCATGGGAACGTCTGTATATCCATTACCATACTCAGAAGCACTGGTACCTACTGAAACTACGTTTGATGTACGCACCAACATATCCAGCACGCCAATAACCCCGTTTTCCGTCTCAAATACACCATCTGACGTACCTACACTGACGCTGTACTCTTTGATTGTTCCAAGTGGAGCATCCTTGTTAATAAGTTCCAGCAACAAAAGATTAAGCTCGTCGCGCGCAAGAGACTGTTCTTCTGCGTTAGTCCACTCACCCCCTACCCTACGAAGAGCAGTCCGAATGATGCTGTCTACTGGAAAGTTAAATACTTTTGTACCGCTTGTAGCCATATTATGCGACCTCTTCTTCTGTTACTGGGGTTGCCCCTGTGACTACGTAAGCACCAGCCTGACGACCGTACTCAAGTTGATATCCTGTGCAAGTAAATGTGCGGGCGCTATGTGTAGTTCTTTTCAACACACCAGTGTTTTGCAACGCAGGGGGAGTACCTGTAGTACGGTAATACGCCCAGCAACGCCAAACACCGTTGCCTACAAAACTTTGCCCAGTGCTGATTGCATCAGTTCCCGCCATAATGAGATTGAAATCCCCTGTTATCGCAGAAGCAGAAAAAGAAGGCGCAGCACCATCATCCATTTTTATGAAACAAGTAAACACATAGTCAGTGTTAATAACGTATGTGTGGTTATTTTTGTAGGCAAAGCGGTCTAGTGTGTTGTCACCAATTACAACGCCAGTAGTAATGCCGTTAATGTTTAATGAGGTGCTGTAGGCAGCGCTACCATTAATTGGGTAGCCGCCAATAACACCGCTTTGGGAGTTTGTTAAAAGGTTGGTATTGAATTTACCTGAAGTAAGCCTAGTAGAAGTACCTCTTACAGCCTCCGCGTAGACTGGCTTGACAACAACACGTTCGTTAATCGCCATATCACGTTATTACCCGACAATAGCAGGTTTGCTGCGATTTCGTCCTGCAGCAAGTCCAACAAGCTTGGCTGTCTGAGCACCGCCCTTAAGGAAACGCACAGCGGCCCAAGGACCGTTCACAGAGCCGCCAAAAGCAGTCGTGGTAATGGTCTCAACCGTTACCCACATAGCACCTAGGGCAGTCTCCTGCTTGTAATCGGGGGATACCTGAATCTGGACGTTGTCACCTGTTCCAATAGAGGCAAGCGTACCTACGTAATTGATGGCGTAATTGACTTCGCCTGCAAAACGAAAGTCAAGAGGAACAACGACAGCGTCGGCTGCACCGATGCAAGTAGCTGCGTCAAGGCAAGTGACGGGGGCAAAAGGAGTAGAACTCATGTTAAAGATGTAACCTCTTTTTAACACATAGACGTGGATATGTTACATTGGCGACTTAACGCTTCCGTTGGTTACTATTATACACGCCTGCCCAACGTTTTACCTTGGCTGGTACTTTAGTATCCTTACCTGCTTCTTTGATGCACGCGCGTACGTACTTCTTTGCTTCTTTGAGCATCTTGCGGCTAACAGGAATGTGTTCTCGTCGCATAGTAGCTATGGCCCACTGCTCGGCCTCGTATTCCTGTTGCCAAATAGGTAAATCTAAGTACAAATGTCTTAAAACTACGTGAGCAACCTCATGAAGGTAGTAAAAAAGCCCATCGCGGGTGTCCGGACGGGGGGTTAATATCTCCTTTGAGCCATCTTGTTTAAGCATGGCGTAAGCCTCAGTTGGGGTGTTAAATGACCGTTTAAAGCGGATTTTGACCCCTTTTGGGCGGTATCTCTTGGCTACTTCGTAATACCTTTTCTTTGTCATGGGAAAAAGGGTACCACGGGCAATAAAAAAGGGCTCCGAAGAGCCCCTTTTCACTATTTTTAACCAAACGGGTATTACGAACCCGTAGAACCCCACCACTGACGCCAATCGGAGAAACCGAAGGTGTAGCGTTCGCGGGCCTTGTAGCGCATGTTGCCCGTTTCAAAGTCACCTTCGACCGCAGTCGCCAGACCCTTACGAACAAACATCTTCGTACCGTTCGGAACCGAGGTCTTGATAAACCAAGCATTCGTGTCCGAGAAACGGTTGTTGATGAACATGCCCTTTGAGAAGATACCGAGGTCGCGCAGGGCGTTCGTATCGTTCTTGTTGAACACGCTTGCACCACCCGGAGTCGTACTGAGCGTAGACTTCAGGATACGGTGGGCCGCAAACCGCAGATGAGGCGGAATGTGGAGACTCACCGGGGTAGCACCGATCAGAACACCACGGTCATCCTTTGTCAGGTTGATCGCAATAGCTGCTGATTCAAGCGCCGTTTCCGAAAGGTCAGCAGTCGTGGTGTTCGTCTGGTTACCTGCGGAAAGCGTCGGGTGCGCGGCGGAGAACAGCGGAACGCCGTCACCACCGGGGCGCGTAGACGAGAACCCAAGATTGAACGTGTTGGCAGCTTTAATCTGCTTCGTGTTCGCAAGGGCGCGTCCAAGAGCCTTGGTACGAATCTTGGTAAAGGTGTCGTAGAGATTATCTTCGACGGCCTCTTCCGTAATTGCGTAGGCAAGAGCCACGGTTTCCATCGTATAACGTGCAGTCCAAAGTTCCTGCATGTCATCGTACTGGACACCTTCGCCTTCGTTCTTAGTCGGAGCAGTACCAAGCGAACTCAGCAACACTTCCTCTTCAAACGCACGGTTAGTATTCTCGATTTCAAACAGCGGGAGATGTTCATTCATAATCTCGCCGTATGAAGCCCCAAGAATCTTGTTCAAGCCGGGAACTAGCTGCTTCTGAAATTGACCACGAGTCATTGTCATAGTATGTACCTAGCTCCTTTTACTTATAGATGTGATTTGAAAACACAACTTCAAGAAGGGTCGAGGCATCGCCAAACGAACCACCAAAGTTATTGTCTTCTGCACCAGCAGACGTGATTTCACCAATACGGTAGACATCGACAACGCGGAACATTGCGTTACCTGCCGACACAGCCGTACCCGTCTGGTCGATTTCGCAAGCTGCGCGGCCTGTCGTAGCCGAACCCGCACCTGCGTTTGTCACACGCGCAAGTTCACCAAGGAACGTAGCAGCAATAGAAACGTCCGTCTTACAGATCCACGTACCCATCGGGTTGTCATCTACAAGAGCAAACGGCTGCGTATATCCTTCAAAATAGCCCGAGTTCTTCTGGGACGTATTTGCCGGGATAAACTTGGAAAACTGAGGCTGTCCAGTAGTCTTGTCAATCCACTGGAAACTCTGAGCAACGCCAATTACAGCGGCATTGTTCGTAGCAACGTCAAGCGTACCCGCCGACAACTTAACGGGCGTACCCGTAAACATTGCCGAGTGAGCACCATTTTTAAGGGGGTAGGCCTTGAGTCGAGTTGAGCCCGCACCAACTGTACGAGACCGCACCAAACCACCGGGATAAGAAACCGCCATTGTTTATACACTCCAAAAAGATTAAGCTACTCGTCGTCTTCCGACACACCAGTAGCGTTAGGTTTATTACTTTGCAAAGTTTTACCGAACTCTGCGTCCGCAGCGGTCTTACGCCCGCCAACCCGTACAGTGCTTGTGGATTCGTTACTGATCGGAAGAAGCTTGTTAAGCTTACTGTTTCCGTCTAACTGCCTCATCACAGCCTGCTCATTGTTAATAGCCATCTGCTCATAGTAACGATGCCTTGCGCGTGCCTTCCCCTCCGGGATCTTAAACAGCGCAAGATCGCCAACCATAGCAATATTGGCAAAGCGTGAATTCGCCGAGTTGTTCAAAGAGCGCGTCTCAAAGAGATCACGAAACTCCTCAGGCAATTCCACAATTCCTACAGGTTCATAGCCTTCCCTACGTCTGTCAGCGACATTCTTGTAATCATCCTGATTGTCAAGAACGACGCGAACCCAGCGAAGGTGGAACCCGTTAGCTGCAAACTTCTCTCGAACTTCTTCCGGGATGTCGTAAGAAAAGGGTGGAGAGTAAGTCTCTTCCTTCTGTTCAACAGCGCGAGTAGTACGAATTGAAGATCTAGCCATATTATTAATTCCTTTTCAAGTATAACACAAATGTAAAATACACGCGGTAACCCGCTTACGTGATGTCAATGGGGACGTAGCCCTTGTACCCCTGATTGGCGTACTTGAACTTTTCCTTCATGTAATCGTTAATATTCACGCCAAGCTTCTCTGCCATCTCAGAATCATTCTGAGTAGGCGTAGCCGAAACCCGGTTACCCTTGCGGGTGAACTGGGTGTCATACTCGTCGTCACTGCTACGCGAAGACCCAATAGGAGAGCCCTTACGTCTGGTCTGCACGCGGGGTGCTTCCTCTTCTTCAGTCTGTTCTTCTTCACGGACAGAACCGCCTTTGCGGGTAGAAGCCTTAATGTTGTACTTGGAAAGACGAGAATCCAATTCATCCCAATACTCGTCAGACTCCGGGTCGTACTTGCCCTCGTTGGTCAATTCCAACGAAAGGGTACGGGCAAGGACGTGAGCCTTCTGGTCCTTAAAGAACCACGGATTGCGCTCAACCCATTCCTTTGCAGCTTCCGGAGGACCAGAGTTTCCAATCTTCGGAGGCTCTGGAACGTCGGGGGTTTCGTCAAAATCCTCTTCAACAGCCTTCATGGCGCTAAAGCGCATCTGGGCATCGGCCAGTTCACGCGTAGCCTTAGCCACTGCCTTCGGGTCGTTTTCAGCCATAGCAAGTTCAAGCTGACGCTCAGTCTCCGCAACTGCCCGTTCCCACTGATTTCGCTGGCTTTCGATGTTCTGCTTTTCAGTGCCCTTTAGTTTGCTGGAAAGAGCCTTGATAACTTCCTGCTGCTGGCGCACCACTTCCTGATACTGGTTACGTTCACCAAGAAGATTCTTGATTCGTCGGTGGGCTCGGTTGGGCTTAGGTCGATCTTCAAGATCTACGTCTTCGTCGTTTACTTCGGTTTCCCTTGAGGTCTGCGATGCTTCCTTGCGGAAGCTTTTACCTTTGGACGTTTCGGTGTCGTCCGCTTCGTCTTTGTCCTCTTCGATTTCTTTAGCTCGACCTGAGTCGTTGACTGTGAGAATTTCTTTACGCCTGCCATAGTTCTGTGGGTTCTCGTTTTCGTTCAAATCCAATACAAGATTGTCAAGATCACTGGTGGAATTGTCACCTTCGGTGATTTCAATTTCAGTCCAATTGTTGTTCTTTCGCATAGTTGTCATTGTGGATTACTTCACTCCAAACATCGGGTTAATATCGCCCGGATTTTCAAGTTTCATGAGAATAAGTTCGTCTGCAAGCAAGACAAAAGACACGCCCTTTACCATAAGCTTTGTACCCTGATGCTTGCCCCAAACAACGTAGTCGCCCACCTTGCACCACGGCTCGCGGTAGCGCCCGTGCGGGAAGTACTTGCCGTCGGAAGGCTTGGCGTTTGGATCTGTGTAGCACATAGGACCCATTGCCTTAACCTGACCTACGTTGGTCAAATACTTAACGTCTTCGGTAAAGGAGGTAGGGAGCATGATTGAACCAACCTTTGCTTCGGGTTCAATGGGGCGGATAAGGATATTCCAACCCGTAACTTCTGGAAGTGGATCGGGGTCCGGAACGTTATTCGGGGAAACCCAATCAGTCTTGTTACCGTCGTATTTCATTAGCTGACCACTAAGCGACATTTCTATTCCTCTTCTTCGTCATTTACAATATTTTTTCTGTTGTTGCGTCGCACTTCTTCAATTGCCAAACGCAAGGCGGCGACGTATCCTTGCGAGTGAGCTAGTTCAAACATATCACGCTCTTTCATGAGACTTTCCATCTTTTGTTCAATAAGGCGCATGAATTGCTTGGTAGAAGCATCATCGAGTTCACTGTCCCCGATGATGTTCTGTAGTCTTCGATCTATGAAACGCACGAGTGTTACCTCTTATTGGTTGGCGTCGGTTTCTTCTTTTCTGATGATGCTTGTTGTTTTTCTTTTGACTTACGACTGCCAATGTTACTTGCCAATTGTACTCCAAGCTTTTTGTGTTCCAGATCCTTTTTATTGGCAGATTCAAGATCCTTTCGGTTCCCCTCTGCTTCCTTCATAAGGTTATCCAGACCAAGCTTGACAGCTTCCAAGCCGTTGCGGAACTGTTCCACGTCAGCATTCATACCAAGTTCCCTTGACTTCAGCATGGCTTCAAAGCGGTCAATGTCGACCTTCTGGGCCTTAATGGACAAGTCAGCCAGATCCTTTGTCTTGACGTGAGCCACACGATCTTTTTCAGTCGTAGCCTTCATCAGTTCGGCTTGGGCAATCATGTGCATAGGTTCGTCGCTACCAAACGAAGCAGCAAGGGCCTGATTGGCTTTAAAGACTTCCTGTGCTGCCTGTGCCTGTACCTGAGCCAAAACCTTGGGATCTTGGTCAGCGCCCGGCTGCTGGTTAACCATTCCACCAATCTGTTCCGAAAGCTGCATCAACTGATGCTCGCGGATGTTGGCTTGGACAAGCGGAACAAACTGCTGCATGGTTGGGCTTTGCCCTCCAACCAGTGGATCTTGGAGCCACGTCATCTTGAACTCTACGTGTGCCTTGTGGTCCTGTCCGGGGAAAGCCTTGATGGGCTTACCTTCGTTAAGAGCAATGATGTCTTCAAGCGGGCTTGCGGGCGTTGCTTGAACGTCAGGCGTCATGTACTCGTCAATGTTCTCCTCCCCAAGGGCAAGGTAGAAATTACGGTACACCTTCTTCAGATTGTGGATGTTTGGAGCCTGTAGTGCTGCCTGAAGCTTTGTCTGGGCAAGGCTCAACCTGTGGGCGTTGCTTGTGACGTTAGGGTCGCTGACTGGGATAACGTCGACAACCTTTGGGTCAAAGTCAGTCTTGAAGACATTACGTTCACCACCCGACACGTCGTAAGGATATTCATCGGGCATGTAGTCGTGATTGACGCGAGCAAGAAGCTTAAGATCCTGTTCTTGGCTGTAATGGACGCGCTTGTGAATTGCACTGAACAACTTCATTGAAGCTTCAAGCAAAGCCACCGTAGTGCCTACTGGGCCGTAATTTGTGGAGTCGTTGACTACCTGTTCGGTTGAGTCAGCAAAGTTACCTGCTCGCTGGTCAAGCCACTGGAGCAGTGCAAAGAGTACCTGTGACGGTTCTTTGTACGGCAGTGGGAATAGTGCCTTGCTAATGTCCTGAATGGGACTCTCTGTCTCGCGCCACTCACCCGGAGCAATAGCAGAGTTGTCTCCAGTAATTCGTAGGCCTTTAAGTTTCAAACCACCCTGCAGATTGGCAAACTGTCCAGCATCCACAAGCGACCGGATAACGGACGTAAGCGTGACTTGGAAGTTACCAAGAAGGTGGAACAGACCTGCGCCGTAAAACCCAAAGGACGGGACGTACAGGTAGTGGCTGAACCAAATGATCTTTTTGCGGGCCTTGTCGTCTTCGTCCCAATTGCGACGGATGGAAAGAATCTCACCCGTTTCGCGAATGAACGTTACAATGTACGGATCGGTAAAGCCTGACTCTCCGTACGGGCGTGGAAGCGAAAGGAAGCAGTGCTGTTCGCAAAGGGAGAATTCCTTGGCAAAAGTACCGTCTACGTGAGACATGCCCACAGCCCTGCTGGCCGTGCTTGATATGTCTTCAATGACTACCGAAGACGCACCACCAACAAAGGAATCCCCAGTGATGTCATCCTTCTGGTCCTGCAGCGTAATACGTCCACGCCATTCTTTTGGTTCAATGAACTCACCGTTGATGACCTTGTTACGGAGTTCAGCGCCTGACATGATGGGCAGGATTTCCGTGTACCTGCGCGCCTTTTCAAGCGACCGCTGGTTGTTGTTGACTACAAAGTTTTCTGCCGGGATAAAGCAAGACACGGGGCGCTGAAGGTTGAAATCCCAGTAGGTCTTTTTGAACGCACTGCCGTACAACGGAAGATGGAACAAAAGCTTTTCCATGTCCGGGTAGTACTCAGTCATCTGCTTGGTGATTTGGTAGTTCATGAATTCCTTGACACGGTTGGCCTTCATGAGCTTTAGTTCTGTCTGTGAACCCATGACTTCAGTACGCACGGGACCACTGGCTGGAAGAAGTTCTGCGGTAGCCTTGGATTGGAACTTGACGGCTGCTTCAAGGATCAACGGATGGACAGCCATACACGCCCCGTCAAACGGAGCGTCTTCGTCATCCGAATCCATGATGTTCATACCAAGATTCTGGATACCCTTCTTGATTGTCTCTTCCCACTCAGCACGGGATTCCTTGTCCTTGTCAAACCACATCTTGCACTGGTTGCCAATGCGCTGAAGCATCTTTTCATCCAAGTACCCTGCAATGTTTTCGTAGTGATCATACTCCTCTTTGTTATCCATTTCCATAGAACGGTCGAGGTCGTCTTCCATAAAACCTTCACCACCTTCGACTACAAATTCGATGGGGGAAGCATCCTTGCCGGGCACGGGAAGCTTAAGAGTTTGATCCCCAAGAGGGGCTTTGTAAGAAGATTTTTCAATAGCCATTGTGTGTAATTTTAACCGCCTGCTGCTTGTTTCCAATAGGTCCGTCGGGACTTCTTGTACATGTCGTCGTCTTCGTCTACCAAATCTTCACTCATGTGATTTTGGTTGCTTAGAGCCATGACGTTAGACCGAAGGTGAATGATTGCTTGGGTCATCGTATCTACAAGGTCATCGCTAGCCCCAAAGGGGAATTCAAGAGCGTCGCTCATAAGCATAGTACTGAAGTGTTGAGACTCGGGAACCCAAATACGACCATTCCTGAAATACGGGGTAACTTGATGAGCCCTCATTTCCTTGTCGCCCCACTTTTGGGGTTCAAAGGGGACTACCGGGTAACCCATTAACTGCAGTTCAGGGATCAAACTTTGGCCCGAAGCCTTGTTTTCAATAAGAATTATATCAGGCTTGTAGTACTCATTCATTTCAATTACTTGCTTAAGAAGCTCTGGGTACTCCCATCGGTTCTTGTCACACTCAATCAAAATCAAGTGAGGGACAAAGAACTCTTGACCTTTTGCCGTCAAGTTGCGTTGGTGGAATACCCCCCACACCGAGTAAGCACTGTAGTCAGCACTTGTCTTTGAACTGTAGGCTGTGTCCAGCGAAAGGACAATGTATTCAATCTCTGGAGGTTTACTGGACCGCCAAAGGTTAAAGTCTGACTCCTTGAAGATACTGCCCTCCTCCGGAATGGGCTGCTGCATGTACAGGGCTGACCACTTAGCCGCAGTCATTGAAGGGTCGGCGCGCCTTTCTTCAAGGAACTCAAGGGTCTGGAATTCAGGCCAGAAAGACCCCTTTTCCGGAAGCCCAAGCAACTTGCTGGCCTTGGTATCCAAGATGGCCGGAATGGTAACAATCTTCCAAGGTCGCTTGGTCTTGCTGTCGTTGACTTCAAGGAACCCTGAAAGGTCTTCATTGTGCCATCGGGTGTTGACAATGATTTCAGACCCGTTGGGTAGGAGTCGGGTACGCAAGCCCGGGACGTACCAGTGGTTGATCTTACGACGCTCCACGGGGCTGTAGGCGGTCTGTTCAGAGACCACGTCGTCGCAGATCGAAATGTGGGCACGACGGCCTGCAATCTGGGTACCTACACCTGCACCATAGTACTTGCCACCTTGGGTCAATTCCCACCGCCCAGCGGCTCTTGAATCGCTTTTGATGACTACGTGGGGAAAGACCCTAAGGTACTCTTCGGTACGCATAAGGTCTCGAATAGGCCTACCTGCGTTGTCTTCAACAAACTGTGTACCGTGACCAATGTGAAGGATATTCCATTTTGGATGTCTTCCAAGGCACCAAGCCACGAACAAATTAATGAGCTTAGATTTCATCGCACCGGGAGGACAAAAGACCATAAGGCGCTCCCGTGTGCCCTTTACGGTAGCCTCTTCCACCTTTTGCATTTGCTGGGCAATGACCCTAATGTGGGCTCCATCTATAAACCCTTCGGGGAGTGTGTAGGGGGCCAAGTACCGCACAAACATGTAGAAGTTGGTCTGGGCAAACTTGATAATTCGATTGGCTAGGAAGTTGGTCAGGAAGTCCTTGTTAGGGTCGGAATCAGGCAACAGGCTAATGGCTTCAGTGATCTTTTTGTACAGGTCATCAAATTCCTTGTAGGTTAGGTCGTCCTTTGCTTTTCCGTCCACCACCTTTTTGAGGACAAGATCAGATGAAAGGCCGATGTCGACTTTAGCTACTTCGACCTCTCGCTGTAATATCTTGGGGTCTACGGAGGGTGCTTCCTCCTCCGGTTTATCCAAGTAACCCAGCAAACTTGCTAGGGCTTGCTCTTTTTCTTTGTCGTTATCGGTCACTTTGATTCCTCTTTACAAAACTGTAACAATTATCAATTCTTTGAAATATTACAAATATTACAGAAAAGTGATCGCAAGTTAACTACTTTCCGAAAAATCTGTGTGTATAATATACCCAAGGGGTATCCAAGGGGACCATTCGAAAGACAACAATAGATGGATTTGGTACTAATCTTGTAATGTCAATCAATAGTTTATTTCGCAAGGTTAGGTACTTAGTTAGATCATACCCGGGGTACCCATAGATATAGTGGTACCAGTTAACCACGGAACACTATGTAGTACCCGGGTTAGCCCTCGACAAGATCGAGATTACCTTTTCCAAAGCTTCATCCTTTCCACCTTCCTCCACTGGGGCTTTCGTACCGCGAGAATCTTTCTCTAGCTGCTCCCCAATAACTCCCTTTGTTACCTTGGCCTTGTCAATCTCCTTTTGAAGCAACTCACAGGCCTTAATAGCAGCTTGGTAGTTCTTTTCACTCAAGGCGTGGTTATAAACTTCCCTGATCTTTTGAATAACCTCAATGGTATCCAGACCTACTGCTTCAATTCGCTTCTTCATGGCAATAGCCACAGCCTGCTGGACCTTGGGCATCTTGAGCATCGTGTAACCAACAATCTCAGGGTTACCGCTTTTTGATCCAGCCATGCGAGCAGCTTGTGCTGCACTAGCCGTTTTCACGTAAGCTTCCACAAACCTGATCTGCAAGGGGGTCATCGTAGTCAGCAATTCCCGAAGGACCTTGTACTCCTTCTGCTCGTCCCGGTTAAGCAGCTTCAACTCTTCCTTGTCAATAGCAATGGCTACCGCATTGTGGGGTTCGTTAAGATCGTCTTCCATAAATTTTTTCCCTTTAGTACACAAAAACCCATTGACTTATCCACGGATTTTCTTAAAGCGTTCCTTTTTAGTATAAATTACACCCCCTATGTATTCCCCCAATTTTTATAGGGGGGTCAAATTTGAAATATCTAGGACTAATTAAGGATTTTGGAGGGGGGGTCAACTAACCCCCAAGGGGCCCGGCCCTGTTTTTCCCCCTCCCCGTCCCTCCTGAGCAACCCCCCGAGGGCTAGTGGTAACTGACTAGTAGTAACCTAGAAGTAGTAGCAGGTTCACACTAGCGGAGTAACCATGCTGGGAGTAGGGCTACCTAGTAACCCAGCGGGACAAGGGGGGATATACCCCTAGCTCCCGTGGGGGAATAGGTCCGACCCCCCGGACATTACAGAATTGTCATGGTTCCACCCGGCGTGAGGTGCGACACTTTGTCACATGGACAGTACGGCTTAGTATTGATCAAGAACATTGTGTGAACCGTTGGTAGTGTGGAGTTATCGCTAGTGTCCCCCGGCCTCTGGGAGGGGGGCAGGAGGGGCGGAAGGGGGGCAAGGTCCAGTCGTACCCCCGGAACTACCCCCCTCTGGACGGCCTTCCCTGAGCCTCTGGAAGGCTAGTGTTACCTTCACACTACCGAAGCCCTTGGGGCGGAACAATACCTGAACAGTTCAGGGTCCGGTAATGAACCTCACGCCCTTGTAACAATCTGTAACATCTTGTTACTTGCCACCCCTAGGGGGATGTGATGAGGTCCAGCTTGGTCTATCCCCTGAGAGGTAGACCCGTAGGACCGGAACCTCGTATATAGCCCCCTGCCACGGGGGGAACCCGGACCAAGAGGCGCAGGCTACCCCTTGCCCCCTTTGCCCCCCTAGCGGGGGTACCCTTGGCCCCCTACGGGGGGTTAGGGGTACCCTACGGGGGGCGGAGATACGGGGGGCCGCGTAAACGGACCAGCGGGGGCAACCTGCCCGCTGGTTAGGCCAAAGGTGATGACCCACGTTGCTAGTCCGGGTGCACATTGGATGCGCCTTCACTGGTAAAACAAGCGAAGGCTTGGCGACACTCGCAAGAGTGTAAAGGGGGCAGAACGTGGCAATCTTTTCTCAGTTGTTCCCAAGCAAACAATGCACCCAGCTACATGCAGAGACACTGCATGGTTAGTGCATTGTTACTTGGGAGTAATGATTATGACTAACGCAAACAACACGAACGCCCCCGCCCTTGACCTGACAGTTGAGGGCAAGCTTATCCGCAAGATTGCTGGTAATGCTTCGGCTGCTATCTCTGAGGCAAACACGTGTGCAATGCGATACGTGGACTTCGGGCTTGCTACTGGTAATCTCGATTTGCTGCGTATGCTGCGCGATGCTTTGACCCACAAATCATTGCAGGCTAAACTTGACTCATGGGTAAAGCGTGTTGCCCCTGTTAAGCGCAAGGGTAAGAAGCATCCAAGCGGCGAAACTACATACAGCTATGTGAAAGACAAGAAGCGCAGCCGTAAAGAAGGTTGGCAGATTGTCGATCAGGTGGCTTATTCGACGGGACCTATGAACTACAAAGCCCCGAAGAAGGATGCCCCCGACATGACACTGGAAGCCATACTGAAAATGGTGGCAGGTTCACTTGACCGGGTAGCCTCAAAGATTGACGACGAAGCTAGCGACGTTGCCTTGCGCTTTAGGCTTGCGCTTGAAGACTTGGCTAATGAAGCCGAAGAGAAACTGGATGCACTTACAAAGAAAGATGCACCCGCCGCGACTAATGAAGAAGTGGTGACCTTAATCAAGGCCGCTGCTAACGGTTAACCCTTCACACCCCCTAGGCATCACACCCTAGGGGGTGCACTGGTTTAACCCCCATGCAATGGAGCACCCAGCATGAGCAACCTAGTATCCCCCGTTTATGACGGGGGCGTATCGCATAACCGGGTACCGGGTAAAATGCCCCCCGTGACCATGCCCCCCGCGTGGGGCTTGGTGCGCACCCTTAACACAATGCTACGTGGTAGCGAGTATGACGTGCCTGACGCCACATGGTGGCCCTTGGTCCGGCAATCGTGCTCAGTCCTTAACAAGCATCTTGACCGGGCCTACCGTACCAGCGGGGGCACACCCTGCCCGGCCTTTGTGACTGTGTTCGTCATTACCAAGGGGGATAACCCCCGCAAGATTCTCCGCGTGGTGCGCGTCCTGTAATGGGGCGCGTGCTTTAGCGCGTAGCGCGCTGACCGCCCGCAAGGGCGGGCTATTTTTTTGTGCGCGTTTCATACACCCCTCGCCTCGCGGCGGGGGCTTGATGATAGGACGCCCGCAGCTAAGGAGTAGCGCAAGCTACGACGCACAAGCGAAGTAGCATAAGGCAAAGGAGTTGCATCACATGAACTACTGGAACATCATGAACCTTGCGTTCGCACTGTCCAACATTGCCTACAATTACTTCAATGACCTTGAAGCTACTTTGTGGCGCAAGTACAGGGACTACGATGATGAGCCACCCCAAGAATACTGGGATGCAGTAGAAAACAAAAGCAAGTCCAGTGAAGCTTGCGACGAAGTCATGTGTCTCTATTTGAAAGGGTAACGAAAATGAAAATGGATTTCACAAACTTCTTTTGGCAGCTTAACTGCGCCATGGACCTTGATCTTTCGAACAAGAAGCGTGCGATGGAAGAAGGTCCAGACGAAGCGTTCAACGGCCTCGAATACGAACACCTTTGCACGCTTCAGTTCACTCTAGAAGAAGAGTGGGCAAGCTTTGAAGATCACTACTACGAGAACGTAATCCTTGGTGATGTGCGCGAGTTCACCTTTGCTGAACAGCGCGCAATCAATGAAGATCTTTCGCTTGAGCCTATTACGCACGGTACTTTCTGTACCTGCAAGGCTTGTTACGATGAAGTCTTTGAAGAGGTGTACTGATATGGATACGACATTGTTTCAGTATTACCTCGGTGCGTGTCTTGTGACATTTGTTGTGTTACTGATTAGCTACCTACTCAGTGGGCACAGCTCATTTCATCTACGCTGGACAAGATTGTTCTTTGCCAGTGCCTTTTGGCCTCTCGCCATTCTTATTGGCGTGATTCTCTTTTTCTTTGAAAAGGATTGATCTTATCATGACCATCATGGAAAGCTACGCAATAGTCTCGTGCTTTGTCTTTTTGTGGATGATCCTAAGAGACATGGAAACACCGTTCTTCACCCTTTTGGGCATAGCGGTGTTCTGGCCTGTCTTTGTGATTGTCACCCTTGTTGAGGCCGCTTCTAATAAACGGAAATGATCCCCGATGTATTACATTCGACAACAAGTATCGCGTACTATCACGCGCACCTTCACATACCTTGGCTTCAATGAAGCCTTGAAGGCAATGCCTACCTTCCCTAAGGGGACGAAACTCTTCAACCACACTGGAACGGAGATAACACGATGGCAGCACTTTTTGAAAGCACTCCAGCACCAACATTTGGTTACAAAAACACGACTCGACGCAAGTACGTCCACGGCTTCTCCAAAAGCCCGTACCGCCTCCACTTCAACTACCGTCACGAAGCGGAGAGCCAAGCGCGTTGGTTTGTCATCCACATACCAACGAATCGCGTAGTCGACACTGGTGACGACGAAACCTCCCTCAAACAAAAGTACGAGATAAAGTAAAATGAGACAAGCAATCGTATTCTTTTCGCAGATGATGCTCATGTTCATCTGCTTCATGCTCTTTGGTTACGCAATTAGCGTAGCCATCACGACGCTTAATGTAGCGGGTGCAATTGCGTTCTCCATTGTGTGGGCACTTTTAAATGCAATTGCGCTTGCTTGGTTTCTTTCACTTCCGGAGTAATCCTATCATGTCAATAACCCCCGCCGCCCGCACCCTCAAAATGCAGGGTAAGACAATTACATCTGTTGAATGCAACAAGACCAAAGATGAGATTATCTTCGAGTTCAGTGATGGTACTGCCGCTTGGATGCTTCATCGCAACGACTGTTGTGAAGTAGTCACTCTAGAGGAAATCATTGGTGATCTTGACGATCTAAAAGGTAGTCCTCTTTTGACAGCAGAACTGCGAACCTCCAACAACGATGATAATCCGAAAGATCCAAAAAGTTATGAAGGTTCACACACTTGGTCTTTTTACGAATTTGCAACGATCAAAGGCAGTGTAACGATGCGTTGGTATGGAGAATCCAACGGATACTACAGTGAAACTGTTGACATTTATTACTACACATCACCAGAGAAAATAAAAGAAGAAAACCACGGATATTCTCCAAGACATAACAGCGATGTTGACTACGGTTATGGGGAGTAAACTACGATGTACAACCTTGGGTTTTGGATTTACCTTGAGTGTCTTTACAAGGACGTAAGGTTCAACGACAAGAACCACGACGCTGTAAAGGAAACAATCCGCAAAGATTTTGAACGAGGAGGTGTCTATGCTAACGAATTGGCAGCCAATAGAAACCGCGCCAAAGGACGGTACTAAAGTACTTCTTTGGGTACCTGAACTAAACGATTGGGTACGTTCATATTGGAAAGGCGGTTTTATAGGTGACTATTGGGTTAATCAATATGGCAATGGCCCTTATTGTCATGTTGTGTATGAACCCAATCCACTGCGTCCAGAGTTTTTTGAAGGTGTGTATAGGCGTATTGAACCTACACATTGGATGCTATCACCAACAAAACCCAAGAATACGGAGTAATTCCAATGGGTCTTCGTCCTTATAGCGCTTGGGTGAATCAACCATCCACACTACAGCCCTTTAACTATTTGCATGGTGTTGAGGGGATTTGCTTTGACGACTTCGAAGGATCAAAGTTTACTGTGTTTTATTACGCAGAAGATAACGTGTTGCGTCAAAAATCCATGCAAAAACTTTGTATTTCAATAGGAGTGAAACCTAGCTATGACCGCTAAGAAACAATCCAAGAAACCCGCGCCCATCAGGCTTCCCAAGGGTGACAAGGCTGTACTTGAGCTTGTCATTACTTGTGAACGTGGGCACCAGTGGTACGTAGAAGACTCAGAAGAAACCGGGTTTGTTATCCACACGGGATGTCGTGAGTACCGTGATTGGGATTCTGCCTTTGAACACTACCGTCCTTGCAAGTGGTTCAGTGAAAGCGATTGGTCTATTGACCGCGAAGATTCCTTGTCTGACGAAGAGTTGGATAACACGCGCAAGCGTTGTATCCAGCGTCTCAAGTATCTTCAACAGGAATGGCAAGCGGGGCGTGCTTAACATGACATTTGTCCCTTTTAACTTGCAGCATTGCAAGCACGTTGTTTCTTATTGGATCATCGTGCGTGCCAATGGGCGTGGACCTGAGTACTTCCACCCTTCGGAAGACGAAGCAGCTGATGCGTACTATCATCAATGCGCCGAAGCTGGTCTCAACCCCACTCGTACAGAGGAGTACACACAGTGAAAACCTGCGTAACGTGCAAGTACCACGAAGACATCGAATACGATGGACACAAATGCAAGAAATTTCAGTACACCAAAGTTGACCCTGTAACAGGCGAAAGCTGGTTGCAGGGGGAAGTAGATTGCAGCGACCATCGTGCTCTCGGTTCTCGTTACAATATCGGGGGACGCATAAAATGTGGGCCTGCTGGCATTTACTGGGAACCAAAAGAAGGAGTAGCTACTAATGGCTAAATTGTTGCCAATAAAGACGCCTGTCGAAGTCGAAAAAAAGACGGCGGAGGTAGTTTCTATCGTTGAGTCAACTACTGATGCTGATGCTGATGCTGATACATCTACTTCGACATCGGCCTACGACGATCTTGTACAGTCTTTTGACGAGCATCTTTACGAAGAGATGTGGGACTGTGATCTTGATCTTGAACTCAATCAGAATGATGTGGGTGAACTCAATTTCTACTACGGTTACATCCGTGCTTTGCGTGATGTGGCTAAAAGTGTATTTGGCTACACTGATTCCACGTTGAATCAGCTATCACCAAATTACACTGCACTAGCAGTGGCTTCCAACAGTAAGGATGACGACTGATGACAACGGATAAGAAACTTGACACAGTGTCACTTGATGTCACTATTGGCAGTACGTCATACCTGACACTTACACCAGCGCATATTAATAAAGCTGTTGGCGGCTCTGACAGAATTTGTAGAGTACTCATCCAAGGACGAAACAAGCACCACGCTCACGCTAATATCGAGCTATCTCTTTCCTACTCACAGACAAAGAAAGAATACTACATTTACGTAGCAGGTAGTGCTGTCGACAGTAAGAATGCTCACTACGTATCTCTTATGGAAATACCTTTGAGTGGTCTATTTGATCTTTACGAAAACCACGAAAAGGTCAACGTAAGAGACTTGCCTGCCACTATGGACAATCGAGCTGACGAACAGTTGATATGCTTCAATGAAAGAGGCATACAAGACATACGAAATATGGACATTGGAGTGGATCTGGATGAAATGTGGACAAAAGGCGCAGGACCACATATTCGCAATGACGAAACATTTACAAGCGCCAACACCATGAATACGCAACATTATGACGAAGATGACGACGAAGAGGAGGACGATTCTTATGATGACGAAAATGCCCGTGACGACACCTTCAACGACGACCCGTTCTAGCGAATTTTGGTTTGGTATGACGCTTGGGGTTGTATACGCAACAACATTCTTTTCATTGGTGTATCTCATTAGCTACACCTACATGACAAAGCGCCATACCAATCAACTCATTGAAATACAACAACAGCCGCAACAAAAGTGTCCTATCACGTTGCGTGGTACTTGCACTGCGGAGTCGATGGTGGATGCAGTAAATGGGGAAGTGCAATGCCTGAGCTAATTATCACACGGCAAGGCCGAAAGTACAATTGGTCGGCTGACGAAGATGCGTTCATCACGTCACGTCGTAAAAGCGGATGGAAATTGGTATCCATTGCTACCGCCATGCAGTTGCCATACAAGATTGTGGCAAAGCGAGCCAACGCTCTCGGTCTTGCCAGTAGTGGTAATGTTGCATTAAAAAAACTCTTTGACGAAGAGTTTTACTTGCTTGAAGAATTTGCCTTGAAAAAAGATCCGTCAAGGTCTAACATACAAGAACACTTCAAAGTAACTGGACATCGTGCTGACTTGCTTCGTGACATGGTTCTTGCAATCAGGGGCCGTAATGCCCTCAAGAAGCAAGCAGACATTAATGCGACCGTAACAAAACGCGGTCGTCTCAAAGTTTCCTTCTAGTTTCTTTTTTGTTACCGCTGTAAGCGACTAGATTGTATCTTTACCACACGGTAGCGTTGTTTGCAAACCAACCTTAAAAAAGGATGAAAATACTATGACTGTCAACTTCAACATCGAGCCGATTATCTCTGACGCCGAAGCCAAGATCGTTGCAGCAGCCATCAAGGCTGACTACTTCGACAAGGAATACGGTGACCGCGATGCGGCCAACGGTGCGCTTGAGGCGTACTTTGTCACCACCCTTCGCAACACGCCGAAGGAAAACCTTGGTGTACGCCTTGGAGAACTGAAGGCCGACTTTGGCTCATTTACGGCGTTCAAGCGCGCCACGGATCGCGTCAAGGCCTTCCGCTCGAAGAATCCCGCTTGGAAGACCTTTACGGCCTAAGCGCGGAGAAGCGCACACCGGGGTGACCGACCGCCCCGGTGTGCGTCCATTACAACGATGCTGAACATCGACTTTGAAAGGTTTATTCGTGATATGCGAATAGGCCTTTTTATTGTACTCATTAGTCTTGCGCTAGGAGTAGCCTTGGTATCAACCCTTTAACTGCGGAGCACTAGCGTGCCCATGTTTTATCGCACGACAGACGAGATTAAGACTCTCGACTCTAAGTACTATCCCTCGGATGCAACCACTGGCCCTAGCGGTCATACAAATCCTGCGGAGTTTATCCCGTACTCAAGCATCCCTTATTTTTCCCCCACAACAATCAGAAACATTGTCAAGGCGTTGCGGACCGACCTTGACTTTGTAGAAATTCACTTCTGTAACCCGCAGTTCAATCCGTGCTACGACGGTATGTATGACAACGGAACCTTCTTTGGTACACCTTCTATCTGGTCGTATGGCGGAGGTGCGATGTACAACGTACCTGTTGAAGTGTTCAATGTATTTGCATTGAATGCACCCAAGGAATCACTGCCGCCAAATCTTATGGAGAGCAAGGGTTTCCTTAGGTTCGATGCTTTTACAGGTCGCTGGAGTTTTGTCAGCGCTGAAGCGTACAGAAATATGGACCGTCAGTTGCGCGACAAATGGGATCGTTGGTTGCAGGTAGTGCACAAGGGTCGTCCTGAACTCAAGTCGTACTACAATCCCACCAAGAATCTGTTTCTTGTCAAGGTACGCCTTACGTGGCTGCTGAATGAACTACATACTATCATCAGATCCCACAACACATCCAACAGAAATTCTCTGCAGCGTTTGCAGCGTGTTACCAGAAAGCGCAACCCAAAACTTGAATCTGGTATTGTTAACGCAGTGTACACACGCAACGCCTTTAGTAACATTGAGCGGTCACATCTACCGAGCAACGAGAATGTAAGTAAGCTACGTGGCTACCAAGCTGCCCGTAGTTTGCTGCGCAAAACACAGCGTGATGCCAAGATTCCCTTTGGTTATCACATGATCTTCAATAACTACCCTTCACACTTCTTTAACTTTCTTGACCATCTGTCAAACAAGGAAAAGACAGAAATTCGCAAAAGGTACATTGTCGCCAACCCATTTACTACGTGGGGTAATTTGGCTTTTGTTATCCGTAATCGTGAAAGTGAAGTGTTTTCGTACAACGTACAAACGAGTAATTCACGTACGGGTGAGCGTATAATTGAGAAAAGAATCGCACCCCTTCACTGGCGCACGACAGGTGTTCTTTTTTCCTGTGATTGCTGCAAGAAAGATGGTTTTTCTCACAGCAATATGTACATTCTGCCACATGTGTCAGAGAAGTGGGCTGAGTGGAAACCTGCTTTTTACAATCTTGTAGCGTTCCACAACAGACATCCAGATATCTATTTGCCGCAGTTGCATGTACATCAGTACGCTACACACGCTGCGGAGCTGATGACTATCATGAAGGTCAATGGTGCTTTGCTGAAGGATTACCGCAAGACATATTTTGACGCAAAGCAAGCAGAACTTGACTACGAAAAGGCTCTGGAGAAGTACCGATCAAAATCGAGCAAACCCACAGCCAGTGAAACCCCACACCCCTCTGGGTTGTCTAAAAACGAACGGCTTCTTCTTGACCCGGCAAAGATTCCAAACAACATTTTGTGGGCGCACGACGTATTTAGCTTCAATAAGCGTGCCAATCTGTCTCCAAAAGACCATCTTCAGTTGTTCAAGCGTGGTGTAGATAACGTCAGTGCTTTTATCCATGCTGTAGCTACACCTGCTGAAGTGACAAAGAAAAAGGAAGAGGACGCTACACTTGACACAGCAGCACCTGTGCCACCAAGCATCTCTTCAGAGAATGTTTTGTTGGACCCACTTACGTACTCAAGACTGAAAAGTGAGATGGCTCCTGCACTTACTACTCTTATGGGGGGCTCAGGAATTTATAACTACAATGAAGGTTGGCCTCACGCTGAACAGTACAGGTCTTATACTGAAGTGCCAACTAAGTTTGATACTGTGTGCCAAAGTTGTACGTCATTGATGGAGAACTGGGGTAGACACATGCGTGCTATTACGTTGAATGCTGACCCAGCAACTATTAAAAACATGTGGCGACAGCAGGTGCAAGATGGACTTAACTTGTTAGGGCGTATCAACGGACGTGATACTTGGAATTCAATGGAGTACATGACTTATCCCGGCAAGCATTTCCACAATCTTTTGAGCTACCTTCAGGGTGGTCATTTTACTACTCTTGAACGTTTTGGTGGTCGATTCACTGTTGATACTAAAAACCGTCTTATCAAGAATTATTCCGAAAACCCTCTTAACTTTGGAAATTTTTCAAGGTCCAAGGGTGAGCACGAAAAGCTTTCTCTTGTCAACACCCACATAGGCGTACTTGGTCGTGGTGAGGTTAGTAGAGTCAATGACCAAGTAGAACTTGACACTACGTGTTACCTTGGCGTCGAGTTGGAGGTAACTGCCAACAAGCAAGCATTTGATCTTGCCCGTGACGCCTATAACCGATTAGACGTAGGCAATGCTGATGACGCTGCCATTAAGGAACTTGGTGTCTTTCTTGCGGCATCTACAGCCAATCGTTACTTTGTCGAGAACGGTAAGTCAGCTATCATAAAGTATGACGGCTCTTGCTCTGCTATCGGCTTTGAAATTGTTTCGGTACCCGGTACGCACGCTTGGCACCTTAACGAAGCTTGGAAGGGCTTCTTCAAGGAAGACTTTACTGACCCTGAGGCGCAGGCCTACGCACCCTCCAATCTTTTGAGCGGTTGGCCTAACAACGGCAGGAACGACGCGGTAACCCCGTGGAACAAGGAAGAACGCTGGAAGACGCCTACTTGCGGCATTCACATCCACGTATCACGTAACGCGCTTACGCCTCTGCAGCTTGGCAAAATGCTTGTCTACGTTACTGCCAACGAAGATGGGTTTATTGAGAAGATTGCTGGGCGCAGCGCTAATACGTACTCCAAATTCATCAAGAAAGATTTGAAACACGGTGCGTCACTTGGTCGTGGCGGATCTATTATTACCAGAGGTTCTAACGCCGCGCTTCGTGCGGAACGCTATGAAGCAATTAATCTTACTTCTACCAAGGGTACTGTGGAGTTTCGTATCTTCCGGTCTAACGTGTCCAAAGCTGGATTTTTCAAGTGCATTGACTTTGTTCAGGCTCTCGTAGATTGGACTCGTGATGCTTCTCTTGCCAAGCTCAGTAACAAGCAGTTTATTGGCTTTGTTATTGACAATCGAGGCAAATACCCTTGGTTCTCCAAGTGGTTGATTGACTCCAAGTACGTCCAGACTGTTGCCACGCTTAACCCACTCTACACGCCTAACTTCAAAGGTTAATCTTTTCTTTCAACAAGGAGTATTACTTAAATGTGTTTGATTGCTTACGCACCAAAGAAGTCGCTTATCTCGCTTGCATCCTTGGAGAATGCCTACGAGAACAACAAGGATGGTTGGGGTATTTGTTATCAGGACCCCGTCTCTGAAGAGCTTATCATTGACAAGCAGCTACTTGACTTTGAGCAGTTCAAACTTGCATGGAAGATGGTACCTGAGGACGTTCACGTCGGTGTTCACTTTCGATGGAAGACACACGGCGACCTCAGTCGTGACAACGTACATCCTTACCTGATCCTTGACAAGGCCAACGGTGATCCCGTTGACCTTGCGCTTATGCACAACGGTGTCATCTCGTATATCCACCCACACGGTGAAAAGCGTTCTGATACGCAGATGTACGTAGACCTGATCTTGCGCCCAATCTTGCTCAAGAACTGGGAACTCATTTACGACCCCAACTTCAAGCTGTTGATTGAGCGTGACATCAGCACGGGGTCCAAGTTCCTTATCATGCCCAGCAAGGGTGATCCTATCATCTATAACAAAAAGCAAGGTCATGAACCCAAGGAACAGCCTGACGTTTGGTATTCAAATTCTTACTCCATCGACTCGCCTACTTGGCGTAGAGGAAAGACCACTGCCAACAATAACAACAACGCGGGCAATGGGTACTCCTACGACAGGTACCAAAGCAACTTTCCCAGTCCCGGCAACAGAGGGTCAAAAAACGAAGACTACAAGCCCTACATCTGGCCCACCAATCTTACCCCCAAGGAGGAGGAACGTAAGAAAGAAATCCTCGCTTTGGTCAAGCCTCACGAAAAGATCCTTGATCGTGTTATGCGTGGTGACAAGTCTCTGCTTGGCTATGGGTGGGTCTTGGACGACCGTTGGAATACTATTAGTTGTACTTTCAGTAATCCTTTGGCCGAAAAGCTGAGGAAGTTTATTCGCGACCATACAAAGCGGGTGGAAAAAGAACAGAAGGAAGCTACATCCAGTAATGTAATTCCTTTACCATCCTCCGCGCCTGAAGGCGTGGATAAAGACACAGAGAAGAGACTGAACCGAGCCAACCTGAAGCTTAGTTCTAGGGCTGAAACACTTGAGTGGGTACGAGCTAACCCAGATGACGCTACTGATTATTTGATCGACGCAGGGTTCTCAGGCGGCAAGCCTGCTGTACTTGATTGGGTCACCAAAGACCTCGACAGGGCTAGCGAACAAGTATACAATTACGCTCATTTCAATAAGTTGATTGATTACAACATCAATCAGCCCACCCAAGGGTCTTTGAACCTCTTGGATACTGATGAAGATGATTACATGATGGGTGCTTATGGATATGCGTAATTTCTTAACAAAAAGGATAATTTGCTAGAACTTTTATTGATTGTTGTCTTCATAATTTGGGCCGTTGTTGGGTTCTTAGGAGGAACTAAGTAACTCCTTAGAGTATACAAGTGACCCAAAACCCTTGTCAAGTGAATTTTTTGTGAACATCAAGAACCTTAAGGAAACAGCCAAAAATGGTCGGACCTCCTGCCCAAGACATACGTAGCCTACTCTTCGGTAACACAGAAGACTACTCTGTGTCTTTCCATACAAATGATGAAGGAAAGGTAATTATTCAAATCCTGAATGGCAATCACTCAAGGATTTTTGTAGGTACCAAGGATGATGTTCAGTCATTCATTGACGCACTGATGAGTGCGTGTGTGCGGGCAGAGTCAATCGAACTTGCCCTTAAAGGTAACTAATACTATGCTTACGTATCCTTTGAACTACGATCCAAATACCCTCACTGAAGCGCAGATTTGGAAGAAGGCCATGTATCTTGAGCAAAAGCTTCAAGAACACATCGGTACTGACAAATACATTGGCAAGAATTCACGGGTGGCTAAAATCACCTTTGAGTGCAATGTTCTTTGGAAGGCTCTGGAGGCCCTCGGGCGGAAAGAGGTATCTCATAACCGGGCATTGCAGAATAGGGCGTCCTTGACGCTTATTACCCCCGCTACTAAACGGTAGCTTTCTTTACCCACATAAAGGAGTTTAATTGAACATGGCTAAGTTTCTCAGCAACGCACTTAAGGCAGTAACACCCTCGCCCGTTACGGAAGTCCCCTCCAATGGTGGCGGTAGCGTGGTCACTGTTACAGTCAACAAAGAAGCCGTACAGGACGACAAGGTGCCCGAGAAGTCATTCTGGTGTGTGGAAGAACCCTTTGTCGTTAATCAGGCGATCCCTAGTGACCTGTCAAAGGCCAGCACTGGCAAAACCCTTAGTGAAATCAACCCCGTCAAGAGTGCGTTCAATCTCTTCGGGTCTTTTGAAGAAGCTGCCGCGTATGGGCAGCGACTTAATCGTAACCTTGTTATCTTTGAAATCAAGCCAAGTGCTACCGTAAGGCCGCAGCTTGCCTTGGTTGCCAAGATCGAAGAGTAGTCTACATAAACCCCCTTAGGTATCTTCCTAAGGGGGTATTTTTACACAAAAGGAGTCCTATCACAAATGTCTGCCGAAAACCCAAAGCTTTCCGAATTGCTTCTAAGTATGCAGAACATCTGCAATTTGATTGAAAAGCACCCCAATTTTGGTGCCTTTATCGGTATGTACACAGCAGATCGTGTAGAAGACCTGTTGTTTGAACTTCCTGAAGAAATCAAGTTTGTGGAAAAGCAGGAGAACAAGGAACAGTCATGCTCTATTTCATCTCTCACGCCGTAGGCGCTATCTTTGGAGGACTGCTGCACCGCCTGAGGGGTGGGTGGTTCTCCAACATTGCAAGACGTTATGGCTGGAAGTGGGGTGCGTCCCAACGTACCCAGCTAATGCGCCTCATCTGGAGCCTTCCTACGGGCTTCCTGCTGTGGTTTGCCATGACCCCTGATACTGAGATGTGGTATCGGGGATTCCTTCTCAGTGCCTTTGTATTCGCCTCTATGGCCCTTTGGGGTCACGGGGCACACATGATCTACGACATAAAAGAGTATCGCAAACGCTTCGACGACCCCAACTTCAACGAAAAGGGGTCCATTGAGTTTGCTACCCAGTGGTGGTTACCCAAGCTGTTTGGTGGTATGCCTAACCGTACTTGGAGTGACAACAAAATCATCCTGTTCAATTTTACAGGTATGACCTTCATTGGGTTTGTACGTCACTTGACTGTAGTGTTGCCCTTTTGTATCATGGCACCTTGGTTTGCTTTTTGGTACGTGATACTTGGGTTTCTTTACGCCGGGTGGTACGTACTTGGTGAACTTACCCCTCGCCCAAAAGACTATACAGGGGGTGAAGTGGCTGAGTTCTATGTAGGATTTACAACGTGGTTGTTTATCCTTATGTGGTGGTTTAAGTGAAAGAGAACAACACTCAAGTACTAAGAATCCAGTACGACCCCAACTTTGATCATTTCATGATTGACGGGACGCATAGCTTTACTCGACCTATACTGGTTGTGGACGGCTACGAAGCATTTCGGAAATTCATGATGTATTTTGATGCGTTCATGCACGAAGTTGAGGCAACAAAGCGTGAAGCTAGAAAGGAAAAAGAACAATGCAATTTGTAGCGTTTCCAAAGATTCCACGACTCAATCGGGATATTATAATTACCGAAAAGATCGACGGGACTAACGCGTCTGTTTTCATTGTCAATGTTGATAATCCAACGACCTTTGACTCCAATTGGAACATGAGTAAAAACTACATTACCAACAGAGGTCCGTATTTTATCTATGCAGGATCACGAAAAAGGTGGATTACCCCCGAAAGTGACAATTTTGGGTTTGCCAAGTGGGTTAAAGATAACGCTGAAGATTTGTTTGAATTGGGAGAAGGACACCACTTTGGAGAATGGTGGGGTCAGGGTATCCAGCGTGGATACGGTCTTAAGGAAAAACGTTTCAGCTTGTTCAATATCGCTCGTTGGGGTAAGGATGCAATACGCCCCAAATGCTGTCACGTAGTCCCAGCACTCTACACCGGCCCGTTTGACCAGATGATTATTACACGGCAGGTGGAGCTATTGGCGAGAGTAGGTTCTTTTGCAGCACCCGGATTTAAAGACCCCGAAGGTGTAATCATCTACCATGTTGCAGGCAACCATATGTACAAGGTTACTTGCAAGGATGATGAAAAGCCTAAAATGCAGTCGGTGACGGAACCGTGAGTTTATCGCAGAGCTTGTGCCACACAGCATTGTGCTCTTTGATTTCTCTAACGGTTTCGGGAGTGTCTTTAGTAGACCAACTGATTGGCTTAGCAATCTCACAAAAGTTAGCGCCCCGGTTCACAAGGACCGGGTCGTTAATCTTTGGAGGGTCGAGTATGCTCATCAGGTTGCAAGATGCTAGAAGGGTCATTGTCAAACCCAGCGTTAACAGCTTTGCGTGCAGCTTCAGCATCGGCTAAATCCTTTGTTACCCTTGCAAGAACTTGTACCGCAATGAGTGCTTCGTCTTCCTTGAACAACTTGGAGCGCGCACCCCACTCAACAAAACGGTTGAGCAGGGTGAGCACCAGTGTTACAAGCGTGATTACGCTAGTCATTCTAGTATGTTCACAGCGCCCTTAGCTGGACGGCTTCTTTATGAACACACCGCCAGCTTTAAAGCGGCCTACGATGCCATAGACTGTAGCCACTGCAGCCGCCACGGCACCGCAAGCCTGTACGATGTCTGCGGATGCTTCTGGGGCGACTTCATAGCCGAACAAGGACGTAGCGATACCAGCAAAGGCAATCACCTGCGACCAAATAGTCTGGGACTGATACCACGGTTTGTCGGTCATAATTCTGTTACTCCTTTTAAATACAAGGTTTTTCTTAAAAATGGCGGTTTTTAGGGCCTGCCACGGAGGTAATTATAGCACGCCATGCGTAAAGACTACCTGCGGAAGGTCAAACGGTTGAGCAAGGCATTCGTTAATGATGTCATTGAAACAACCCTGCGTATTCATAAAAAAGACCAGAAAGCGTACCCTTTAAGGGTTCACAAGTCTGTGTCCAAGCGGTTTAACAAAGTACATCGGTATCAAGTTACCCTGTTGCTTATCTACCTCGAAGAGATTGGTTTCTTTGAGTCAACCCTAGAAAGTGTGGAGGAATTTCGTGAGCGTATGCAAGACATTAAAGGTTTGTACGAGCGTGGTCGTCGTAGGCGGTATTTTCGTCCTTCAAGTGGCGTTCCAAAAGATGCTCCTTTGGAGTACAGAAAAATCACCCACGAAGAGTTAGGTATCTTTAAAGATTGGGAGTATCCAGTATGATCAATTTGACACCCGAAGAGATTAGAACTATCATAAGTGCCACAATGCTTCAGCACAACAACGGGAAGTTGTTCGTTCCATATAAAACCCCTTTGCAACTTGCTGATGCTTTTGAAGCCCTACGTATTGCAGGTGAACGAATTATTGAAGCATCTGTAGATAAAGAACGCAAGCTAACTGCTGATTGGATGCGCAACAACGTGGCTGCGTCTATGGCGTTTCAATGGAAGGACAAATACACACGTGAGTGATAACTTTTTAGTAGGTTTATTTTTATTTATGGCTGGAATCTTTTTTGGAATCATCATTGCAACCCATTTGAAAGTAAGCGACATGCGAATGCAAGAACGCCTCTTTGAGAATTGCCTTGTTTGGAAAAAAGACTTTGACTTGTGCAGAAAGGAATTTATGCCATCATGACGTTTGAACAACTGATGGAAATCTACTACGCAGCTAAGTTCAAGACCCCATCCGTCCCTGACCCGGAGGGCGGGGTGCGGGCTGTGGTTGAGGCGCTGCGGGATGAGTACACAGCAAAGCACGCACTTTGCGAAACTGTCCACACTTCAATGTCGCGGTATGACTTCAACGAAATCCTCGGCGATGCCGGGTCCGATGCCGCGCGTAAAGCGTATTGGGACAAGCATTACGGCGTTGACGAACCGACAGCACCCGCCACCGACCCTGCGCCCGCAGAGCGTAGCGATGCTACTGCTGTGTGTGAGTGGACGCGCGAACACAATCTTCCGGGGTCAGGCTGGTTTGACTGTGGAGGCAATAGGCACTGGATAAAATCAGAGTGCCCATGCTGCGGCCTTCCCATCAAGTTCACGGAGGCAAAATGAGCGAGTTTTATTG